AGGGCAGCGTGATCCATATCGACGACAGTCAGAAAACCTCCCATGTAATCAAGTTCAAGGTGGGTGGCCGTGACATGATGATGTATATCAACGGCAATCCTCGCGCTGCGCAGGCCATCAACAACGAGCTTAATGTGGAGATGAGTACGGACTATCAGAAGGTGTTCGGCAAGATTCTCCGCTGGTTCTCCGGCATCAACACCAGCTATAATCCGGAGTTCTGGCTTTCCAACGCCCAGAGGGATGCCCTGTTTGCCATCATGTCCGTCAATGTGAAGGAGGATGGCGAATACAACGAGGCTTTCCGCAAGAATTTCGGTTCCCTGCTGCTCCGCACCCTCACTCCTGGCGCGAAGGGCGGTGCATACTCTTTAAAGAAGAAACTCGACAGCGGAGAGCTGGGCGACGAGCGTCTGGACCGCCTATATAAGGAGTTTGTCGAGAACGGCGGTGTCACAGGCTACACCACCTTGAAGAACAACGAGGAATGGGAACTGGAACTGCGCAAGTACACGGGAGACCAGAAGAAGGCGATGCAGGCCGTCAAGGGTGCGTTCGAGAAAGTGCAGGCTTTCGGTGAGGCAATCGAGCAAATGACTCGTTTTGCCGCCTTCATGACCTCCCGTGAGAGCGGGAAGGACATTAAGGAATCCGTGAACGACGCGAAGGAACTCACGGTGAACTTCAACCGCAAGGGCAGCGGCAAGGCAATCTCGTTCAAGGAGGCCGGAAGACTGCGGACGAAGGACGGCAAGAAGCTCACGCCTCTGCAGAAAGCCTTTGTCGTGGGTGCGTCCTGGCTCCCTGTATATGGCCGTCGGTTCATCATGTTCTTCAACGCATCCACGCAGGGTCTGAACGCCATGTACCGCCTGTTCAAGAAGAACCCGTCCAAGATGGGACTTTGGACCGCCGGATACCTCGCACTCGGTGTCGTACAGGCCGCTCTCCATGCACTGCTGGACGACGATGATGATTACCTCGACATCCCCGACTATGAGCGCAGGAACAACCTCCTGCTGGGCGGTGGCGGCACTTACTTCAAGTGGGCGCTTCCGCAGGAGGCCCGCGTGTTCTACGCCCTGGGTGACATGATCGTCAATCACGCCATGGGCCGTGAGCCGCATCGTAGCATCCTTACCGAGGTGCTGGCCTCCGTGTCCGATATCGCCCCGCTCAATCCTGCCGGCGGTATCTCTGCAATCGCCCCGTCCGCGGTCGTTCCCATCGTCGAGGTGGCCCTGAACAGGGACTACAAGGGGTCGAAGATTTTCAACGATCTCCGTTACCTGTCCGACGAGGAACGCAAGCGCACTCCGAAATTCCAGACGGCCTACCAGGGTACGGGCAGGGTGTATGTCCTCCTGTCCCAGTTCGCCAACTGGCTCTCCGGAGGCGACTACGCCGACGCTGGCTGGCTGAACATCAACCCTGCCGCCGTCGAGCATATCCTCCAGGGTGCGACTGGTGGTGCGGGTACGACGCTGGGCAAGTTCTATCGCGGTACTATCGGACAGGTTCTGGGCGAGGACTTCTCCGTCCGCAACACTCCGTTCCTGTCCCGTATCCTCACCGTGAACGACGAGCGCTATCGTAATGTGCATACCACGGAGCTGTTCGACTACTACAAGGCCGAGGCCGAGCATACGAAGAAGCTCATCAACACCTACCGGAAGAACGGCGACGACGACAAGCTGGACCGAATCTTCGAGAGCGAGGACTACGAGATCATGAACATCTACGATTCCTACAAGTCCCAGTTCAAGTATTTCAACGAAGAACTGAAGGTGACGACCGACAGGAAGGACCGAAAGGCCCTCATGAAGGAACAGGATGCGGTACGAAAGGAAATGATACAGGAAATTTCTAACATCAAGTAACCATGCCTATCAAGAGAATACAACTCCGAGGAATCTCCCGCAGACCCTCCGACCGCATGACCGCGGACGGTGGGTGTGCGGAAAGCCTTAATGTCCACCTCGAAGAAGGGGAACTCGCCCCGACGCTGGCACCGCAGAACCTGACTACCAGCTACTGCGACGCTGGGGACGAGCCTGACAAGTTCATCTTTATCCACAAGTGGGGGAGCTATGAACACATGATAGGCATTGACGGGCAGGCCGTGAAGTATTACTCCGGTGGTGTTCCTTCCAGCATCCTTTCGCTCGGAACTGGAGAAACGCTGTCTGATATCAAGTCCATCGGTAACACGCTCATCGTCGCCTCCAGCGCGAAGATGTACTACGCCCTGTGGACCGGCACGACATACAAGTACCTGGGCAATCAGATTCCGATCCCGCAGATATCCTTCCGCATCGGTAACATGACGAAGATGAGGGTGAACGCAAATGTTGATTGGGATGCGCAGACACCTGCGACACCGCCCTATGATGACTACGGCGGTGCGTATTATGATACCAACTGGGAACTAACCCCGCCGTCCATTCCGCACTCGACCACTGGAGAGACGGAAGATTACGGAAGTTCGGCCACGCGCTATGTCTTTGAAACCAGTGAGGACAACGGCTTCTGGAACATACTGCTGGATAAAATCTGGAAATATGTCGATGAGCAGGTCTATGAGAAGATGCAGGCGGGTAAGGCCGTGTTCCCGATGTTCGTCAGATATGCGGTACGCCTGTATGACGGGACGGTATATGCGCAGTCGATACCCGTAATGCTCGGTGGCGACATATCGAAGTTCATCGACATCAAGTCGGTGTTTACCGAGTGGTACTCGAACAATTCCGCAGATACGCCGAAACTTTTGAGGGCATGGAATTTCGTGGATATTGCCGAGGCATATTCGGTATGCCTGAACAGGGGAAGCGCGAGTACGATATTCGACGACTGGAAGGATATCGTTACTGGCGTGGATATATTCGTATCTCCGCAGATGTTCCCAGTCCTTCGGAACGCGGCGAAGTTCCGTACCCAGTTCAATAGTGAGTATGTGGATCAAGATTCGGAAGATGCGCAAGGCAATCACATGATGAGCCGATATTACTCGGTCTATAACTTCAGCCTCGATCCTTATCACATGGTGGATAACCAGGAAGAACTGGTCAAAAAGTATCAGACGACCTTCCTTGTCAAGTCATATTCTGTCGATGAGTTCAAGGCTCTGTCCGGTGATGTCACATTGAGCGACCTGAATCTTTCTGCCGACTGGCTCATGACACAGGAGGCGTTGAAGGAGACACCTGGAAGCATGCACCTTACCAAGGCGAAGGACCTCTATACCTACAACAAGCGTCTCATGCTGGGACAGGCATCGCAGGAACTATCACACGGGTACGCTTTTCTCCCGTCCTCGAAATGGGGTAGCGGGACTGGCGGCAATTATCGTTTCGTCTATTATATCCGAGGCTCCAACGGAGAGTGCATCGTCCGTTCAAGGGATGTTTCCGGAAACGAAACTATATCCGCAAGGACGAATACGAATCTTGTCGTCGGTTCAAGCACGAACAGGGTTGAAAGTCTCTGCGCATGGATATCATATCCGGATTCGAGATGTTACCTTGTCGATATATTCAGAACAGTAGCAGGTACGACGAGCAAGGTATCCCTCGCCATGAAGCCGAGTGCCGAACTGGATATCGCCTACGCTTTCGTCGGATTCGGCACGGCTCCGTCCTTCGCATCGACATCTGACACGCCGGCGACGGAGAAGGCGACATACGACTATGGAAACAGCCTTGTCATATCCAAGTTCGAGAATCCGTTCGTGTTCGACACGACCGATATCGTCTCGTTCGACGGGAAGGTGATTAACATGGCGGCAATCACGCACCCGCTCTCCCAGGGGCAGGTCGGCCAGTTCGCCGTGTATGTGTTCACGGAGGAAGGAATCGTGTCGCCCGCCATCAGGGACGACGGAGGGTTTGGGGCCATCTCGGTCGTCAGCCGCGATGTCCTCCTGTCAAAGACTGCGCTGGTTGCAATCGAGCAGGGAATATTCTTCGTCACGAAGAAGGGCGTTATGCTCCTGCAGGGCATGAACATCACGGATATCTCGAAGAACATGATCGGAAGGCAGTATGTCCTCGACACCGCCCTGAACAACATGATACCGTCTGCCTGTTCCGGATTCGTCGCGGACAGCACGCCGTTCATGTCGTTCATGGCCAGCTGCCATATCGCCTTTGACTACACGGGTAAGCGTCTCATCTTCTTCAACGCTACGAAGGCGTACCAGTATGTCTATATGTTCGAGACGGAGACCTGGCACAAGATGGCAACGACCTCCGGTGCCGTCGTCGTGCTGAACAGCTATCCGGAGTGTCTCGTCTCCATCGGCGACGACCTCTATAAGTTCGATACGGTGATTGACAATGCGGCCTATCTGACCGACACCGACACCACCAAGATACGCTCCTGCGTCATCATCACGCGGTCCTTCGACCTCGAAGAACCAGATGTGCGCAAAGCGATCAAGAGCATACGCATCCGTGGCCGTTACAACCGCAACGATGTTCAGTACCTTCTTCTCGGCTCGTTCGACGGCATGCACTGGAAGCTCCTTCCGTCCCTGCGCGGCGGGTCGTACAAGATGTTCCGCTTGTTCATCCGCGCATCCCTCGCACCGACGGAGCGCATCTCCTGGGTCGATGTGGACTACGAATCCAGATACGCCACGAAACTGCGATAGTTTGGGAAAGATAGACCATAGGGACGGTTATCCGTCCCTAATTTCGTATTGGAAACTAAAAACTGCTCAAAATGAACGAAACGCTTCTTGGAATACTTGCCGCCCTGTTCGGAGGGTTGAATATCTTCCAGTTTATTTTCTTCCGATACACGAAGAAAGAGTATTGGGCCAGGGCAGAACAGGCCGCGGTCGAGGCCAAGGATGCGAGGTTCGAGTCCCTGCAGAAGCAGATCAACGACATGGAATCACTCTATAAGCAGCAGGGTGAGGAATTGAGCGCCGTCCGGAAGGAACTGCTGGAGGTGACAAAGGCGAAGATGGAAAGCGACAAGCGCGTCACCCAGCTGGAGTTCGAGAACCAGGCACTCAAGGAGAAGGTCGAGAGACTGGAATCCGAAATGAGGTCAAGAAGCAACGGATAATCAATGGCAGAGTTCAAGTATTTCTCGTTGAAGGAGCTGTGCGCCTCCGATGTGGCGACGAAGAAGAAGATTGACAACTTCCCTTCGTTCACGGTGGTCGCGCACCTATCCGAGCTGACGGCGAAGATACTTGAACCCCTGCGCGTCGCATGGGGCAGTCCGATAAAATGCTCGTCCGGCTATCGGAGCGATGCCCTGAACAAGGCCGTCGGCGGTGTATCCACCTCCGCACACAAGCAGGGGTACGCCGCAGACCTCCAGCCTGCCAACGGCAAGATAGACGAGTTCGGCAAGTTCGTAAAGGAGTGGCTGGCAAAGAACCGCATCAAGTTCGACCAGTGCCTGTGGGAGACACAGGGCAAGACGAAATGGGTGCATATCGGCCTGTATTCGTCCACAGGATCGCAGAGGTGCGAATCCAAAGACCTAATTGTGAGGTAACCATAATCGAGGTAAATGTTGTTAAGTTTTGTGTTTAGAATTGTTGTGTGAGCGGGGCGGTTGTGAAATCTCCCCGCTTTTTTACTGCCATGAAATTTACGACCATGAAAAAAGTCATCGAAATACTCCTTTACATCTGGCAGCTCCCGCAGAACATCGTGGGCATCCTGTTCGTTCTCGCCCTCCAGCCGGAAGGCTCTTTCGAGTTTGACGGCCACGCCCTCTATTACGCCAGCAGGATGCGCGGCGGTATCTCCCTGGGGCGGTACATCATCGTAAGCGAGAAGTTCAAGGACTACACCGGACGGACCGAGCAACACGAAATCGGCCATGCCGTCCAGTCCCTGTACCTCGGACCGCTATATCTCCTTGTAATCGGACTTCCTTCCCTCCTGTGGGCGGTGTGGTGGAACAGGAGCAGGGGAGTGAGTTATTATTCCTTCTACACCGAGAAATGGGCCGACAGGCTCGGAAATGTGGAGCGTGGCGAGAATGAATAGACAAGCCGGATACATACTCATCGCCTGGGCGATCCTTCTTGCCGTAATCATGGCGGTCGTCGGATATCGGGTCGGCTTGCATGTCGGAAACAATTCCGTCGTACCAGCGGGAAAGCCTGACACCGTGACCATAACCAAGTGGATTCCTGCGCCCATCACGGAGCCGGAGACGAAACCAGTCCTTCCGAAGCTCGTCTTTCTCCCCGTGCATGACACATTGGCAGTTCACGACACGACGGCGGTGCGCGATTCCGTCCTCGTCGAGATACCCATAGAGGAAAAGACCTACACGGGCGAGGACTACCGCGCCACGATCCGAGGATTCCAGCCGGAGCTGACGGACATCTGGATAAGGCAGAGGGAGACCATCATCACCCAGCCGTACCGAAAGCGGTGGTCGTTCACCGTAGGGCCGCAGGTCGGTGTCGGCTACACGCCCCAGGGACTGCAACCATACGCAGGTGCGGGCATCACATTCGGATACAACTTCTGACGGCATCCGATTGGGAAAGATAGACCAAGAAAGGAAGTTCATTTTATCAGATTCGCAACATAAAGTGAACTTTTCTTTATGTTCAAGGCCGAACGACTCATAAAACGAAACGCGACAACCGCCGAAATGGATTCCGTGCGCGTCCGCAAGAAAGAGCTGCGCGTCAAGGATAAGGATGTCGAAATGCTCCACCGCTGCGAGACGGTATGGCAGAATCTCGACGAGTTCCGTCAGCAACGGGCGAGGGCGCATCGTTTCTACGACGGCGACCAGTGGGCCGACACTATCACCGTGAACGGCAAATCCATGACCTACCGCCAGTATCTCATGTCCACGGGTAATGTCGTCATTCAGACCAACCAGATCAAGAATCGGGTTGATACCATCGCCGGCGTGATGGTGAAGGAGAAGAACGAACCCGTCTGCCACGCCATCGACCGCGATGAGCAGCAGTACGGCGAAATCGTCACGGAGGCATTACAGGCAAACTGCGACAAGAATGTCATGCCGGAGCTTTACATGAAATGGCTCCGCGAACTCTGCATCGGCGGCCTCGCCATATCCTACGAATCCTACGACGACAAGCACGGCCCCAACCGCAGGCTGGATTCTTGGACGCAGTACATCAACCCGAATCATGCGTTTTTCGACGGCGACGGAGTGGACCCCCGTTTCTGGGACTTCTCCATCGTCGGACGCTATTTCTACGGCTCGTTCGAGGACATCTGCGCCATGTTCGCCCGCAAGCCGTCGGACTACCCAGTCCTGAAAGAAATCTACGCCAATCAGTCCGTCCCGTTCAAGGAGGAAGAATCCCGCGATTTTGGAGACCGGTTCGAGGACGACAATATCCTGTTCATGCGCTCGTCCGACCCCACCAGGTGCTTCGTGTGCGAGGTGTGGACGAAGGAGACCAGGGCGATGATACGGCTGCACGACACCAACGCCGGCACCGAGGAAATCATCGAGGCCGACGACAAGGAGTACCGAAAGCTGATCAAAACCGAGAACGAGCGTCGCAGGAAACTCGCCGTGCAGTCCGGTTGGGACGAGAACGATGTGCCGTACATCATCGGCGACGGCTACGGAAAGGACGAGACGGAGCGCAACGGCTTCTTCGTCGATACTTACTGGTACTGCCGTTTCCTCGCCCCTGACGGGACTATCCTGTGGGAGGGCGAATCTCCCTACGCAGACCGCTCGCACCCGTTCAATTTCTGCATCTTCTCCTATCTCGACGGCAGGATCGTCGGCTACATGAACGATGCAATTGACCACAATATCGCCATGAACCGCGCGGTCGTCCTGCATGACTGGCTCGTCCGTGCGCAGGCGAAGGGCGTTACGGTCGTTCCGCGCAAACTCCTGGGCGACAAGCTGACGGAAATGGAGTTCGCGAGGGCGTGGGCCAGCATTGACGATATCGTGTATGTGGACCTCGAACCGGGACAGGAGGGACTGATGCCGAAGCAGTTCAACGGAGTGGCGCAGACCTTCGATGTGAGCGGACTGCTCGCCACCTATTCGCGCCTCATGGATGCCGGCTCGCCCGTCAATGGTGCGTTGCAGGGCAAGACTCCGAACTCCGGCACATCGGGAACCCTGTACGCCCAGATGAGCGCAAATGCGTCCACGCCTATCGCCGCCCTCATGGAGCAGTTCCACAACTTCGTCCTGTCCGTGCTGAACAAGAAGATGAAGAATATCTGCATGTTCTACGACACGGCGCGGTTTGAGAAGATTGCGGGTCAGATCGACAGCATCTTCGACATGAACAAGCTCAACCTTAACGAGGTGGGCGACCTCGAATATGACCTGCGTATCAAGGAAAGCGCGGACACTCCCGTTTTCCGCGAAATGCAGGAGCAGGACCTTCTCATGTTCTTGCAGGCGGGATTCATCACCTTCGAGGAATACCTGGAGGCCAGCAGTAAGCCGTATGTGGATAAGATTCTGCAGAAACGGCAGGCTCGTCAGGCCGAAATCGAATCAGCGGAGCAGAACGGTGTTCCCGTGGGGGCCGCGCCGGAAGCGGCACTCCAGCCTGGGGCACCGGCGGCTCCTGCCTATCCGATGCCTTCTTCTTAATTCTATACCAACACCCAAAGTCTATCTTACCAGACCTGCGAGGCGAAGGCGTTCCCTGACGAACGCCTTCCTTCGTATCGCCCTATCACGGGGAGAGAGGCCGTTGTTGCCGTACCTGTCCGCGGTGTGGTAGTAGCACCCGCTTTTCAGCGTGTTCATCGTCAGAAGGCGTGCGGCCACGCCGAAGGCTCTTTTCTGCATCTTGAACTGGGCCTTGCTGTATGTGACGAGCCTGTCAGGGTGGAAGGTCTTTGATGCGAGGTAGATCGTATTCCCTTCCACCTGGTGCCGTCTCTCCGCGGCATCCACGCCCTGCCTGTATATGAGACGGGCATAGAGCGTGACGAAAAGCATGGCCGGCCAGCGGAAAATTCTCTTGAAAATGTTCATGATAGTCTTGTTTTGGTTATAATCTCGTAAGGCCGAGGTCGTCTCCGTGTATGACGGTTTCGTCCTCCGGCTGCGCTTTCTTAATCCATGAGGGAGCGGGCATTTCCTTGTAGCATATCCACAGGCCGATGGCGCGGGACATCACCGCGTCGTCGTGCTTGCCGTGTTCCGCGTCGGTCTTTCCGTGGTCCTCCATGTAGGATGCCATCTGTGCGCAGCAGAGCGCGGACGGCTCGTCCCACAGGTCGTCGCGGAGGCACTCCTTCATGAAGTTGATAATCTTCGGCTTGGTGCTGGAGTTGGTATGGAATCCCCATTTCTGCCCTGTCTTGTCTTTGATGTTTTCCTCTCCGTTGTGGCGCATATACAGGTGCGTGTATATGCCGGACACAATGTCGAGGATATACTCGAAGGGGTCTATGCCGTTGTTGCGCTCGGCGTTCATTGATTCCATGGTGTTGGATTCAATGACGAGCAGGGCATCGTTGTACCACTTGGCGAGGCGCATGGCATCGTAAGCCTGCGTGTCTGGGTCTGCCTTGTAATTCATCTCCGCGACCACGCCAGGCTTCCCGTTCAGTCCGAAGTCCTGCATCATCAGCAGGCGGTCGATAACCGTGATACACGCGGGGTCGGCTCCGTCGCTCGCACCCCTCCGAGGGTCGAGAATGACAATGTAGCGGTTGCTGACTGGCGAATCGTCTGGTTTCTCCCAGATGCGGAGGTCGCCCGTGGAGTTCGGTATGAAGCGTATGTCCTTCAATGCGTCCTGCCCCTTCTCGCCCTCGGCAACGAGGTCGCCGACAAACGCCGGCTGACGGCAGCGCAGGGACTTCTCATGGACGAGGAACGGGTCGAACACATGGTTGCCGGCGGTGAAGAACGCCTGCGCAGGTGTCTCCGGTGCCTCGTTGCACATCTTCGCGAATGAGAGACGCAGACGGCGGTAGCGATACCAGTTGATATGCTCCAGCGTCGAGCCGATCTCCCAAAGCCACCAGTAGTATTTGCCCGTGTCGCGCCACTTGCCGTTGGGTGTGTCCTCGTCCTTGTGAGTGACGAGCCAGTCCACGAACTCGCGCAGGTCGTCAATCTTCCTGTTGTCGAAGATGATGTCCCTGGACGGCACGAACACCTGCTCATAGCCGCCCTTCCCGTCGTCGCACGACCGCCATGTGTCGGCAAAGTAGTCGTCGGAGGACTTGGCCGTGGATTCCATGACGCGCATCGAATCCTCGTCGTCGGTCATACCGCCCTCGATGTCCGCAATGATGTCGTCTGCCTGTTTGTTGGGAGTGTTCGGCCACAGGCCCACCTCGGAGTAGTGCGCACCCGCGATATCCTTGGAACGGAGCGTGTTCGGTTTCTCGGCAGAACCGATGAAGATATGCCCTTCCAGTACCTGCTTGTTGTTTTGGTCCCTGATGGCGTATTCGTGTCCTGCGCTGTCCGTCGCCACCAGCCGAAGCTCCGTCCCGTCGGGCAGGCCCAGGTCCCATGCCGGATAGTCCTCGATGCTCCGTTTGAGCATGGCAAGGATAGTTTCGGACGCTGACGACACATGCGCTGCTATGGCGAAGGCGTGGAACTCGTTCCACTTGAACAGGAGCCAGCATTGGTAGAAGAAGCAGAAGGTGGAGCCGCCCCACTGACGGGCCTTCAATATGATGAGCGATATCGGTAGGCCCTGCGCCCGCATCCTTTCGCACATCGCCAGCACTATCAGCTGGGGAAGGTTCAGCACGAAACGCACCCGTTTCTTCGCTGTCTTGTGCTTGATCCAGATGCAGAAATAGGCCCAGTGAACGAAATCGTGCTTGTGCCGTATCCGTCGTAGCCGTCTCTCCACCTCCAGCCTGTCAGGTGCGCCGTACTTCCATTTCTTTGTGGCTATGTATTCCTCGATGCTCCCCGCCCTCCGTATCTCCTTGACGAGCTTGTTCTTCATCATGGACTCCGGCACCCATTGGACGGGTATGGCGAAATCTGGAATCTCCAGCTTGACCCGTTTCAGACCGGTCAAAGCGGATATGCCTTCGCCGGTCACGGGGTCATACTCTGCCCGCAACCGCTTCCACCGCTTTTCGTTCTCTGCGATGAACTCCCTATAAGTAGCGTCGGAAATCACTTGTCAGGTCGTTATACTTTCGTTTGAGTGCAGCACCGCCCATGCCCAGGGCGAAGGCCGCGATGTGCGTTGTCGCGCTGAATCGCGGGACGAGGACGAGGGCGACGGTCACGGCGAGGAAGGTAATGACCTCCGGTCGTCTCCACCAGCGGTCGGTAATGGCGGGTGTCCGCAGTCCGAGGTAGGCGTACAGGACATTGGAGAACCCTATCACGGGACGGAACGACAGGGGATAGACGAGGACGGCTATGAGGAAAGCCGTCGCCAGCTGCGCCGGCGGTGTCCTGCGTCTTGGATTGAATATCGTCCATGTGGCGAGCGAGTTCACGGCGAGGTGCCACCAGCTCGCATGGAAGAACGAGTACAGGATCGCCCGCTCCCAGTAAGGGCCGCCCTGCATGAAGTCCGGTATGCCGAACACGGCCTGTAGCAGGACGAGGACCAGTATGATTGCAATCCTCACCATCCCTTCTCCCTCCTTGTGTTCTCTATCCGCTCTTTCAGCAGTTTCCTCGCTCCGTCCGTCGATATATAGAACTCCGGCGCAGGCTCGTCCACCAGTATCTCCAGTATGCGCTCACGCGACAGGTTGTTGCCTGGGTGTGTGTCGAGGTAGTGCTGGTAGTTGAACCATAGCCGCCACGCCATCCTCTGATACGATTCGTGCAGGTTGATGAGGGAAATCTTCGCGTTGATCCTGCCTATCAGGAGACTGGCACGCTTGGCTGAAATGAAGAAGCAGGGAGCTGGACTGCGGGCGACGAGACGACCGGCATCATACAGCGATGTGTACCGGCCTTGTTGCAAGCCCTCCTTGTAAACGGAGTACAGGGCATCGGCCTTCTTCCGTTTCAGTTCTGTGTCCCTCATCGGCAGAATTGAATCAGAAGGCGATAGTCCCTTACCGCAAATTTGCGAAAAAGATTGGATTTATCAAAGTGGAATTGGGAAAGATAGACCGTACACACCGCTTGAAGGGGGTATTTTTGAGCGGATTAAGGCAAAGTAACTATTTACCCTATGGCAAAATCTGATAAAAAAACCAAACCGACCTCGCGTGAGAGCCTTCTCTCGAAGGCCCGCGAGTGGTATCCGGACCGCACCTTCCCCGACATCGGAGCGGAAGCCGGAGAAGGAATGTCCGACCTTGACGATGCCATCAAGGAGAAGCTGGAGGACTACGCCAGCAGACAGGCGAAGTACGACGAGAACAATACCCGTCTCTCCCAGCTCATGATGAGCGATCCGTCTGCCGCGGAGTTCGTTCAGCGTTGGCTGGAGACCGGCGACCCCCGTACCGCCCTCGTTGAGACCTTCGGTGACGACCTCGGCATGACCGAGGAAGGAAAGGCGAACTTCAAGGGCCAGCTCGAAGGCTGGCGCGAGCGCAAGAAGGCGAACGACGCTCTCAATGCCGAGGCCGAGGCCAACTGGCAGGCATCCCTCGCCGCCCTGGACGAATGGGGCGACGCGAAGGGCCTCTCCATCGAGCAGAAGCGCGATGTGATGATGCGACTGCTCTCTATCACCTTCAACGGCATGGAGAACAAGTATGGTGCGGAGGACTTCGATCTCGCGCTGAATGCCATCAACCACGACACCGATGTCGCGTCAGCACGGGCAGAGGGAGAGGTGGCTGGCCGTAACGCCAAGATCGAGGCCACGCGGAGAGACCGCAACGCCGCTGTTGCCATGCCTCCCGCACCCATGGGCGGTCAGGGCGGAACGACCCGCGAACGCAGTCCGAGACCTGTGAAGGAAAGTCCGTGGGCCGGTATCAAGTAGAACACTCATAAATCTTATCTATATGGGCACTATCAATTTCCTCAGAACCCACAAGATGAGCGTGCTGTCATCGCTGCTTGTGGTCGCCGCAGCTCTGCTGGGAGCAGACCTCGGTTTCGCAATGGCAGTTGATCCGGTGGAGCTTGCCGACCCTGGCAACCCCTCGGACAATATGAAGAACTATGATGCTTCCACCAACCCTGGCGGTCGTCCTGCTGACGAGGCTCTCCAGACCGACGAGCAGGGTGGAAAGACCCAGCTCCAGGGCAAGGCGGCCACCGCCACCGATGTCCGCGATGCCGGCCTTGAAGCGGAGGACTACGACAAGGATGTGGACGAGTTCCGTCCTTTCGCGTTCCCTATCGAGACCTACATCGCCCGTCAGTGCCGCCCCGTCAAGGTCAATTCCCCTGTCCATGGTCACTGGCGCACCGGCTCCACCGACCTCGATGCCGTGTTCAACGGTGCGGGTGACACCCCCGGCGATGTCGCCATCACCGCTGGCAGCAACACCAGCAAGACCATCGGCGGTTCCAGCGTCGTCGTGTTCAACTATCAGACCAATGTCCTGAAGCTCCCTGCCGCCTCCTTCGACAATCCGGAGTGCCTTACCGAGTTCTCCACGGTTATCGTGAAGGGCGTGGCCGGCTACAAGAAATCCGATGCTGGCAGCGAAATCGCCGACGGCGAACTGATGCTTTTCGTCCTTGACCACAAGGATAGTAACGAGTATATCCAGTTCAAGGTCATCAACCCTCCGTTCAACACCACGGGTTCCGCGACCTCCGTCACTATCGCTATGGGTTCCGAGTTCAAGAGCATGGCTACGGCCTGCGCCGAATCTCAGATGCATGTCGCGTCCGAGACCTACCTGCCGGAGAAGTTCGATGTGTTCCTCCAGAAGAAGATTGTCACCTGCGTGATTACCGACGCTCTGGAAGAGCAGATCAAGAAGGTCCCGCACACCAAGCAGAAGATTCTCGCCAACGCCGAGTACAACTTCAAGCGCGAGTGCGCCCGCTCCCACTGGAACGGCACGAAGGCCCGCGTCGATGTGTATGTGCCTGAAACCGGCAACCGCGAGTCCGTGTACTTCGAGAACGGTATTCTCCGTCAGCTGAACATGCTCTACACCCTGTCCGGCAATGTCCTGACCGACGACGACCTCCTGGTCATGTCCACCCTCATGTTCACGGACAACAGCCAGTCCGACGAGGCGACCGTGTTCTGCGGCAAGAAGGCCATGCAGCGCCTTATCAAGCTGGTCAATTCCGCTGACAAGTACAAGGATGTGGGCCGCGTCGAGGTGAACGAGTACGGCATCAAGGTCCGTAACTATCGTGACAACTTCGGCTCCTTCGAGTTCATCTATGACCCGACGCTGAATGACATCGGCTACGAGGAGGCGATGGTCGCTGTGGACCTCCGTCATGCGACCCGTCCGTACATGGTGAACAAGAAAACCACCCAGCGCGACATGTCCAAGACCGCCGAGGCCCGCGAAGCCAAGGAGTACAACCTGTGCAAGTACGACTGCGTTGCGCTGAACGGGTTCAACTCCATGCTCGTCCTCCCGGCCAGCACCGCCATCACGCAGGCGAACCTCGGCGGCATCGTCGCCTCCTTCTCCAGCGTCTCGGCCCTGCCTTCCGGCTCCGCGCTCACCGCTGCCGCGAAACTGCTGAAGTATTTCCTCACCGCTGACGATTCCGATTCCGGATTCAAGAAGAACGATATCGTCGAGTGGGATACCGACCTGAACGACTGGGTTAAGTTCCAGGGCATCGTCCGGGCCTAAACATCAACCCTAACCCGTGGGGCGGGCCATCCCCGCCCCACTTTTATCTTATCATTCATCTATGCTGAAAACTTATGGTATTCATGGCCAGACGCAGGCCATCCTCAATTTCCCCATCAACGACGGAAAGGCGTGGTTCAAGGCCGAGTTCGGTCGCGGACGCATCGGTGCCGGACCGCAGAACAGGCCCGCAACCTTCACGACCGCCAATCCCGTCATTCAGGGAATCATCGAGGCCAGCGCCGAGTTCGGCCATCTTATCCAGATCGTCCGCGTGACGGAAGACAGCGATGCAAAGAAAGCAGCAGCCCATGTAGAAGCCCCTGCACTCGCCGCTCATCCGGAGATCACCAGCAAAGAGGATGCGGTAGCCTTCTGCAAGGCCAACGGCGCTAAGGCTATCCAGCTCAAGGACGATGAATCTATCAAGAAGTTCGCCGCCAAAATCGGCGTGTTCTTCCCGAATCTCTATGAATGATGCTTACACTCTCCACCTCCGACGCAATCACGCTCGTCAGGAAGAACCTTGACGAGGCCGACCCCAACGGGTCGATAATGTACGACAACGAGAACGGTTCCTCCGCGAACTACGGGGACAACAACTCGATGGACGACATTATCAAGAAGTGCCTGCCCGAAGCAATCAACATCGTGCAGCTCGCGGCTCCCGTGACCTTGCTTGAAGGGGTGGAGGTGTCATCTTTCACGGACACTTCCCTGGAGGCAAAGACGCTGGGGAAGGTCCTTTCTTTCACGCCTTCGGGCGTGAGCGACTACCTCCGTCTCGTCGCTTTCAAGGCCGCCGATTCCGATATCGTGATTACCGATGCGATACCGGAGGCATCAGCGGAAGGACGGAAACAACACAATCCCTATGTGATGGGGACATACGACAGGCCGAGGCTGGTTATCCTCCAGGGAGACCACACCACAGGCCCGTCGTTCCGGTATTATTCGATGAAGCCTACCTTTTCAGCGGACAACATCGCTACTGCCATTAGCCTTTTTTTGTATGTCAAGCAGAACATCTACGCTGCCGCGACTACATCCTACTTGTTCTCCCGCCTCCTGCGGCAGAATGTGATAGACCAGCTGACCGCCATGGTCCTGCAGATATACAACGACCAGCGGGCGCAGTTCTTCCTTCAACGCGCAAACATCTTCCAATAATATATGAAGCACTTCGTAAACAGGGGAAAAACCATCCAGCTCAACTGGACGCTCCATAGCATATCCGGCCAGGAGTTCGCTCTGACCGGCCACACCTACAAGCTCTTTTTCGCCACGGGAAACCAGAGCGCACAGGCGACTGGTGTCACCCACTCCGGCAATGTGTTGAGCTGGACCTTCACGCCCGACGCACAATGGAAGCTGGGAAGTTACACCATCTGGCTCGAAGTGTATAACAACGGGACGAAGATCGTCACCGTGGCATATCCCGACGCTTTCCACCTCGCCCATGAGGTTGCCAGCGGTGGGACGACGCAGACCGGCACCCAGACGGAATCGACGACGCTCAACCTCGTCTCATCCCTCGATTTCTACCGCTTCGCTCCCGTTATCCCTGTCGCCGGTGACGACGGCTACTGGTATGTGAACGGAGTGAAGGCCGTGGACGGCAACGGCGAATATATCCTTACCTCCCATACTCTCGAATACGACGAGACGACGCGGAACCTTATCATTGACAAGGATCGCGTGGACTCCGAGGGCAACAGCATCGAGCAGATCATCACTGCTCTTGCCGACTTAGACAGCTCCTATCAGGCTGCCGAAGGCTCAGAGGCTGGTAGCGAGGCCGGAGACGGCTCCCGTTGGGGAGCTTACAAAACTGCGGAGACCGCCCGTGGTACGGCTTATTCCAACGCAGAAGGCACTTCTTCCTCTACTGCTGGGGACGGGAGCCGCTGGGGTGCATACAAGACCGCTGAAGCCGCAAGAAACACCGCGAGACAAACCGCGGAAGGTTCTTCCTCGTCCGAGGCAGGAGACGGCTCGCGCTGGGGAGAGTACAAGTCCGCGGAGGCAAAAAGAAACTCTGCTTTTGAGACAAGCACGGGCAATTTGATTGAAGAAACTACCGCCGCCGCAGAAGCCGCAAGCGGAGCCGCATCTGACGCGAATACTGCCGCATCCAGGGCGAACACCGCTGCAGCTGCCGCGGAACACATGATCGAAATTCACGAAGGGCCTGCCGGAAAATCAGCATACCAGCAATGGCTTGATGCTGGGAATACTGGTAGTGAGGCTGATTTCCTTGCGTCTTTGAACGGAAAGTCTGCGTATCAGATATGGCTCGACGAGGGAAATACAGGCGACGAGGCCGCGTTCCTTGCATCCCTGGATGGTAAGTCGGCCTATCAGATTTGGCTCGATGCAGGACACACAGGAAGCGAGGCAGACTTTCTTGAATACCTTGAAGGACAGCCGGGTGCGGATGGCGTTGGATTCGCTTCTGTGTCATCACCGCAAGATGGAACCATTGTTATAACACTCTCCAACGGGGACACAATCACCCTGGACTTGAACCACAACCACGATTCATATTATAGCAAGGTTGTTGGAACGGCACAACCTTCTGGCGGTTTCCTCCCCGATGTGGCATACAACCTCGGAGAGATTTCCGGCACGGTAACTTTCACCCTCGCCGCCGCCGTGACGGGTAATGTGAATCACTACTTTTGGATGTTCGACACATCGTCCACGGCCCCTACGATTACTTGGCCTACGGGTATTACTTGGGCATCCGGTTCTGCTCCCACGGTTGCAACATCAAAGCACTACGAAATTTCCGTCCTTGGCGGAATCGCTTACTATTCGGAGGTGTAAGATGGACGCATTGTTACGCAGGCGAATGATGATTGCCGGTGGCGCACAACCGGAGCCGACACTCATCCCGTATGTAAGAAACTCCACCGGTGCCTACATTGATACTGGAATCACGCCGGATAGCACAACACAAGTTATCATCTGGGCAAGGAACTGGCAACCGGCAGGAGGAATTCTCTTTGGTTCAAATGATAGCAGCAATCATTTCTGGTTGTATTCATTGTATGGCACATCGACTGATGGAAAGATTGGTGTGGCATATGGTCCTTGGGGTTCTCCATATCCTGTTGTTTCAGATCAGTTCATAAATCTTTCCGGATATCACAAATACGATTTTTACCAGGGAATCTTTAAGGTAGATGATGTAACCGTATATACGAATAGCAGTTCGTTCTCCGGGAATTCAAATAATATGTATTTGTTTGGTAGAAATAACTCTGGAACACTTGAAGGGTTGAAACTACCAGCGGACATTTGCGCTTGTAAGATATATAAGAACGGCTCCCTTGTCCGTGATTACACGGCAGTAGAAAGTCCTTCCGTTGGGTTATATGATGCGGTTAGTGATACCGTTTTCACCAATGCAGGAAGCGGGAGCCTCACATACGGCGAGTTCAATGAACGCGCATACACTCCGCTTGAATATATCACTTGCACTGGTTCACAGTATTTCGACAGCGGGGCGAAAGGTTCGTATGCCGATAGTCTTGTTGTGAAGTTCATGCCGACAAATACGACAGCGGCATGGACAACATTGCTCGGATATAGAACTGCAACAAATAGCTGTGACATCTCTCTTGGTACGGCGACATCAACTCAAGACAATATGAGATGCTATTGGCGATTTGGAACCAATGAGACATCCGGAACTGCATATAACGGTTCAACATCAAATAAACTCACCAACAAGGAATGTATCGCGGCAAAAATGTTTGACTCTTCCGAGTTGAGAATACTTTACGATGGCGCATCTATAGGTTCCAATAATAAAACTGGTGTTTCATCCTCTTTTGAATCTGCTGGTACATTAGCGATTGGTACTTTTAAACAAAGTTCTACTTCTTTTTCCAATCTGTATTTTATTGGTAGAATATATTATGTCGGCCTTGGCTCGTCCCGTTCTTTCGTCCCGGCAAGAGTGAATGGGGTTGCTGGACTATATGACACCTACAACGATGTGTTCTATCCGTCTGCAACATCAACTCCTTTTATCGAAGGCCCAACCATTTAACAATATAGAACTATGGCAAACAAAACTGTATATCCTTTCGGAACGGATGGCTCTCTCCCGGCATCCGTCGGCATCATAAATGACCTCATCACGGGTGGGGCAGACAAGGCCCTATCCGCACAACAGGGAAAGATAATTGGAGATTATCTATTTACCATTTGGAACACCGTGGACCTGTCCGCACTAACGGTTAGCAATAGAAGTCTAGGAAACCAAAATCCAGACAATTGGACAACAACAACCGCAAAACATATTGCGTGTCCCGTGACACCTGGGGATAAAATCCGGATCACCGTTACATCATCACAAACAAATGGTGGATTTTATGCCTTTTTCTCAAACTATGATGTCCCCGCATCTTCGTCATCCAATGTTTATTATGTTGGTTCTTCCGGGCGTATTTGGCTAACAATCCCTTCCGGGCAAGAGAGCAAAACCGAAGAAATGACCGTCCCGGAGGGTGCGGCATATCTAATTATGTGTACCAAAGACGGTTCGGGCCATTCGTCCGTGTGGACATTGGAAATTTTCGTTCACGAAAGGCAGATAGACAACGATTTTATTCCAACGGATAACATCGCAGATAATCTTGTCACCGATGATGCCGAGAAGGTTTTGTCCGCAAGACAGGGTGTTGTGTTAGATGAAAAAATCGAAAAGGTATCTCCGTCCATCCCTTCCGGCTTGACACCCGTAGATTATACGGGCGAATTGGTGCATATCCGTAGCAGAAATCACAAGGTCGCAAAAGAGCAGGTGGCCACGATTACATCCATTAATTGCCAGGGCGGTGCGTGTTACGGGGACTATCTTTTTATGTTCAACACGAACAACACAACCTGTTGGATATACAATCTACGGACATCTCAACTCTTGCAGACATACACAATTCCGGCAGAAGAACGGGGTTTTGTGTCGAACAGCCATTGTAACACCGTGAACTTCGGAACGGAGAAATACGATGCGGACGACCCGTTCCCGCTAGTCTATGTTTCCACCGGGTATGCATCCGGGGGTGACACCGGAGCGTTGGTTTATCGCATCGTTGCGACAACGGTGGACGATGTGACAACATACTCCCTTTCGTTGGTGCAGACTTTGAAATTGCCCGGAACCGGGTGGACGGAGTTTATTGTCGGAGAGGATGGGAATTGTTTCTTGTGCTACACGGGGACAAGGACAATCTATCGAATGGTGATGCCGAAACTTTCGGACGGGGATTTAACCTTTGACCTCTCCGATGCGTTGGAGGTCTATCAGTTCACACCGCAACCCGCATCCTGGAACGGTTCAAGGAATCAAAACAGGATGTATTATGACGGGAAGATATACTTCGTGTCTGGTGTCCCTTCAACCGAGAAACGGCTTTTTGTTGTTCTCGACCTTGCGACACGGACGAGGGAGGTCGCAATAGATTTCACAACATTGGGATTGAACGGTGAGCCGGAAACCTGTTTCGTTTGGGACGGGAAGATGTGCGTTGTTTTCCTCAATAATTCAAGTGTCTATGCACTTTACTTTGAGTAATCACTTTCGGCCCTAATTGACCGAACTACCAAACATCGTCCATCCGTTTCGGTTTCCTGTCAAAGAAAACGATAACAAGGGCGGCAACGAAAAGAAACGGTAATGCGATAAGAATTGAAAGTAGTGCGTCCATAGGACAAAGATATGAAAACAATTTTGGAAATCAAACATTTCCGGCCCTAATTGATTGAGATATGAAATGGTGGAGATACATCTACGATAAGCGGCTACCGTTTGGATGCAGACTTGTCCCGTGTTGCCTTTCTTGTCCGGCATACTGCGAATGGAAGAAGATACGATACAAAGAAATATATAACCGGCCCTAATTGACTGACTTATGGAGGACGAAATCTACTGCGATGCCGACCCGATGAACCCCTTATGCGACATCTGGACTTTCAAGGGTGCGAAACAATGGTATTGGACACGGGAGGAAGCCGAGGAAGCATACCGGGAGTTTCAAAGGGCGGCCCTAATTGACTGACTTGGGAAGTCCGAAAGCCGCGGGTGTACGGTGCGGCGAGTAGGCTTCCCTGAACTTATAAGTTAAGTGAACCTCTGACGAGGGAATAGAAAAACGCCCTCGGACATATTTGTAAAGAGTTCCACCTACATTTACAACGATACCTTCCGGTACAGGCCGAGGGCGTAAGAGCCTTCCTGTGCTGGAGGGTAAAGTTATGTAGGTGGAACGATGCAAATATAAACATTATGTCCGAAGAAACAAACATCTGGAAGGGAATCGTCCTGGAGTTCCTGGACTACCTTCGGTACAAGGTCGCGAACGACAGGCTCACCATGAGGGAGACGGAATCAATGGCGCGTACAATCGAATCCGGCCTCGATCTGCACGGTACCGTCGAGGACTTCTCCCGTTTCTACGGCCAGTCACGCACCAATGTTTCCTCGGTCATCAACAGGAGGCTTTTCGGAAAGCCTGTCCGCAGGGTGTTCTATTCCTTCAACGCCTTCCGCAAGGTCGTTCCTGACAGGTGGAAAGGTCACGGCAAACCAGCTGACAATCAGCGCACGGAGGGAAATGCGTGACATAATTCCATACCTTGTCGCTACTGGCGACCTTTGCCATAACAATAACCATTAAATCTTTTTTGTTATGGCAGAATCTACTGTAGTTTACACTCCCGAAAACAACGGAGGCAGTGTACCCGCCTGGCTCGCCTACGGCAACAACGGCCTGTTTGGTGGTAACAACGGCTGGGGCGGTGGAATCCTCGGATTCCTGCTCGGCCTTTTCTTCGGCAACGGCTGGGGCGGTTTCGGCGGTTTCGGCGGCGGCAACGCCGGCGGTGCCGGATTCCTTTCCAACCAGATCAACAACGACAGCGGTCGTGAACTCCTGATGAACGCCATCACCTCGCAGGGCGAGGCTGGCCGTGCGGCGACGCAGAACCTCGCCACGATGCTCGGCCAGGACTACAATCAGGTGAGCGCCGCCATCGCCACGCTCCAGAGCGGTCTCTCCACGCTTGCGCTCCAGCAGGCCGTATCCGTCCCGCAGATCATCAACTCCATCCAGTCCGGCAACTCGGCCCTTGCGTCCCAGCTGTGTCAGTGCTGCTGCGAGAACAAGCTGCTCGTCACCTCCCAGGGGTACGAGAATCAGATTGCCACGCTCAACCAGACCAACCAGCTCGGCTCGCAGGCCGACCGCAACACCCGTGCAATCACGGATGCCATCAACGCCCAGACCGTCGCCATGAACGACCAGTTCTGCGCCGCGAAGGAGCGCGACCTGCAGTCAAAGATTGACACGCAGGCCGACATCATCACCCAGCTGCGGAACCAGATCAGCAACGACAAGCAGACCGAGGCTTTCACCGCCGCGTTCAACGCGCTGAACCAGAAGGTGACCGAACTGGCCGCCCGTCAGCCGAACACGGTTCCCGTGACATGGCCCAACCTTGCCGCGGTGAACACCACTCCGTATGTGAGCGGTGGCTACTACCAGGGCGGTTTCAACGGCATCTACGGGGCCGGCGTGAACGGATTCGGTTTCTAAATCGGAGGACGGGACCATGTTCGGATACATGAATGTCAATACGAATGTGAATGGCGTTCCGTATCTCCGCACCAGCCAGGTCTCCGTGGGAACGGAAGCCGTGGACTTCGCCCTCGGTTTCCGTAGGATTTCCCCCGTGGGGTATCTCGCGGTGAACATCGCGAACGCCATCCCCGCCGATGCGACCGGCACCCTGCCTGTCCGCTTCACGCTGAACGGCAGCACCCGTGCGCTGACCTTCTTCGGCGGTACAGCCGTCACAGCGGCTGACCTTGCCGGAACAGGCGTTATCACGGTCTTCCACGACTGGTATAACGGAATCCTGCAACTCGTTTCGCCCCTCGCGCCTGCGACGGCGTAGGGATTCAATCAACAATCAAACTCAATCATCATGTTCCAAGGATTATCGCAGGGGGCCACGCTCTACATACTCTACAAGAACGAACCCCGAATGGAGAAGGGTCGCGTAATCTCCGTCAATACGCACCTTCCGCAGTTCAACCCCAGCCAGCCACAGGCGATGTTCGGTGGCATGGTAACTGACCTGAATGTTGCCGTCGGCAACGAGACGATCCCGTTCGCCGGCCTTCCGGCCACGGCCTCGGTAGCAAACTTCCCCGACAGGGGCATGTTCGTCAGCGAGGACCAGGGAATGGTCGTGAACGAACTCACCGCCATGCGCGACAACAGTCAGCGTGTCGTGGACAGTTACGAAGCACACCGGACGCTCCGTGACAAGTGCGATGCTCTGCTGCTCTCCCTCAATCCGGAGAAGCAGAAGGAAATGCAGAACGCCAAGGATGTGGCAGAACTGAAAGGGGAACTTGCCGAGATGAAGCGTATGCTCTCTGCGGTCCTCGGAACCAAAGCAAAGGAGGAATAAACAATGGGTATCATTCATATCATGGAACGCGGTGGAGACGACCTCCGCGAGTACAAGAAAGCCGTCAAGATGGCGAAAGAGGCCATCGAGACCATCTGCGAGCTGACCGAGGAAATGGAGGACCAGTACGGCGAGCGTGGCGGAAACCACATGCGCGGAAGCTACCGCCGTCGTGACGAGATGTCCGACTATGACGAGCGTCGTGCCCGTGAATGGCGTGGCCGTTACATGTAGCAACCTGGGGCGGGGTAACTCGCCCCTTATTTGAAACGCCATGGATAGACTTGACTACTACGACATCCGTCCTGCTGGCATGGACGCTTACCTCTCAAACTACGGAAGGCACATATCAAAGCCGATGTACCTGTGGGCCGTGTCGATGATGCGGGACAGGAACGGGAAACGGGCGAAGCCGGTTGAGAAGGACGAGCTGAAGAAGATGCTCGAAGAATACGGTGCCGTCGTGGAGAACGACAGGGCCTACGATGTGCCGTATGTGTACATGATGGCCAAGATGGACTACTACGGCTCATCTATCACGGACGAGGCGCACCTTGCCCTTTTCGTGCATGACTACCTGGACGATCCGGACGGCTCGGAGACGAGGGCCTTCGACGAACTCTACATAAAGACCATCGCCCTTGGCATACCGATTGACTGGGAAGATGTGATCTGATGATTCACCGCGCACTCATAATCGGTCGTTGGATGGTGGACTTCCTTTTCTGCAAGGGAAAGTTCGATGAGGACGGAGTGCTGGCGTGCCTGCGTGACTGCGGCGCGTCAGACTTCGCCATGGAACAGGCAGACGACCTCATGCGGACATGCGACTACAACTGCGGATTCACCTTCGCCAACCCAAGGAAGAAACGCGCGGTCGTCGTCATAGGTCCTACCACCAGCGGAGCGGAGTTCACGGACACGCTCGTCCATGAGGTCCACCACCTCGCCGTGGCGATAGCAGCGGAACTCGGCATAGACCTGGAAGGGGAGGGACCGGCGTATGTCGCTGGCGATGCTGCCCGCGACCTCGCAGATGTCGTCTGCGAGCTTGGCTGCCGCCGTTGTCATTGAGGCCAGTTCAGAAGGGCGAGTACCTTTCTGTTCGCCTCCCACAGGACGGACCAGTCCTTGCGTATGTAGCCGTTCGTTATCTTCATGTTCTGGTCGGAGTGGCACAGGCAGTCATTGACAATCCCTTCGTTGATCCCGATGTTATATGCGGTCGTGGCCCAGGTGTGCCTGGCGCTGTAGAAATCCAGCTCCCCGTCTGGGATTCCGACACGCGCCCTGTATTTTTTCAACCCTTTCGCCAATGCCCATGTGAACTGCTTGAAGTTGCCGTGGAACCGGTGGAAAGTGAAGGCGTGCGTCCCGTCATCCTCGGCCCACTCCTTATATAGAGGCATTACGCACGGCTCGATGCGCACATGCATCTCGGCCCTGTCGAGCCTGTGGTCGCGCGTCTTCTGCCTGTTATAGACGATCACGCCCTTCTTCGGAGGCTTGCAGTCCAGCATGTCCGGTGCGTTCATGCCCATCAGGGCGAAGGACAGGAGGAAGGCATCGACGGCCCTGCGCTCCCTTCCCTCCAGCTCCTTCCTCATGTCTATCATCTGCTGGACCAATGACAGGTCTATGTCCCTGTGGCTGGCCGGCATGAGTTGTTTAGGAGGAGTGTAGAACTCGAAGGGATTCCGTATTACAAACTCGCCGGCCTCGTCGTTGTTGTATTTCTTGCGGGCGAGCGAGTGAACATGCTTCACGGCTGCCGTGTACATAGTGACGGCCCTGGCTCCCTTGCCGTGTTTCTTTTCGAGGTACGATTCGTATTCCCGCATGAGACGGGAGGTCACTTTCGATATGTCCAGCGTCTCGACACCAAGGAAACGCTTGAAGGCTCGGAAGGCTACCATGTAGTTCTCCCTGCTGCCCTTCGGCTTGTCGGCCACGGCCACAGGCCAGAAGGCGAGGAAGTCCAGCCGGAAGTCCCCGTTTATCCGTCGGCTGATGTGCGTGATGATGTCGCCGATCTGCATCTGCTCCAGGGCGTACATGTCGAGGTCGCTCACCGCCTCCCTCATCCTCGTCTCCAGCCGGAGCAGTCGGTTTTTCAGTTCGGGGTCCTTGACCGCGAGTTTCTTCGTGAGCTGGGACGGAGAAGCGACTTCGCTGGTGGTGATATACTTGGATTTCTGCTTGAAGGTAATGCGCATCTTGACGGAATAGTTCCCGTCCTTGCGCTTATACTGTGAGTATATGACTGGTGCAAAGGTAATCCGTGCCATATCAAAGTACAACTATAATACAACTTTTGATGGAAAATGTACTCATTTTTCGGGTACAAGTGCATGGGATTGTCTTGCGGTCGTTATCGTAACTCGCTTAAAATCAGCCTTGTACGGGTGGGGGGACTCGAACCCCCACGGCTTGCGCCACCAGATCCTAAGTCTGAAATGCCAATCCCTGCAAGCGTTTCATTGACAACGATTTAGGTGCTTGTTGCTTTTCGTATAATACAACTATAATACAACTTCTGCCTATTTCGCGATGATTACATGGCCTGTGCTGAAGCTCCGGACCACGCAACCCAGCACCAGGTCGAGGTGCCGTATTGATTCCTTCGGTATCCTGATTGGCGAGTGTATGAGGTGTCCGTCTGGGTATGTCTCCCTGTTGGACGAATAGGCCATGATGTAGTCGCCTCCGTCGTCCTGGACCTGCTTCGTGATCCGGAACTCGTCGGTCTCTATCACATATATCCCGCCATTGACGATGAGCCTTGTGTCGTTCACCCTTTTCAGGGCGAGTATGCACCCGCTCGGATACTCCACCATGGAATCGCCGTAGTGATGTATCGCGGAGGTGGCGTTGGGGAACCAGTCGCCGGCATCGACCCACTCAACCGACCTGGGCGTTCCGTCCACCTCGGCGACCATGCCGTTATTTCCTCCGATGGTGGCCACATCATCATATAGAGGTATCCGTTTCCTCGTCGTCCCTTCCTTGTATCCTTCTTCCCTGACGGTCCAGTCGGGGTTTTTCTTTATCCTTTCGAGCATTGATTTCTGGACGGGACGGTCGCCCCGCTCCATCTGCGAGACATATCCCTGTCCTATGCCAAGGTAATCTGCCAATTCCTGCTGGCTTATTCCGTTTTCTTTACGGAACTCCTTCAAATTTAACGAGGCCATAGCAATTCCTTGTAATAAATTTCAAAAAATAATTGCAGAAATATTTGCAATATTGCAATATATTGCTTTACTTTGCCTGTGGATATAGCAATTATTGCAATTTATCGCACCGTCAAAGCCTTTGACAATCGCGCGATAGTGTGCAAAAATATGCGAAATATTTGACACATGCAAATTATTAACACTGATTCTTTCCCCACGATCTGGGCGGGCCTCACGGAGGGACAGCGGTATTCTATAAGTACCGCGCTCATCCAGGAGGGATGCTGCACCACGCGGCAGACCGTCTGGAACTGGTCGCAGAACAAGACGCAACCCAGCACCAGGGATACGAAGGCACATGTCGCCCGTATAGTGAGCCGCGTCGTCGGCACCAAGGTTTTACCCGCTACGCTTTTCCCTTCGAGATGATACCGACCGTACACGACCTGATGGAGCAGGCCGAGACAATCTCCAACCTCGTCGCGGATGCGATACTGAAACGGACCTCGCCGGTGAAGGACGACATGTCGGAGAGGGAGGCACGGCGGGCGTATGGGACGCGCTGGCTGAAGGCCATGAAGGAGAAGGGACTGGCCGACGCTCACAGGATAGGGGGAAGGTGGATATACTCACGGCACCAGCTGGACTGCCTGCGGGCCGCCGAACGGGAACACGCTCGGCTCATACTGCAGGACACCGAAAGATAATACCAACACCTAATAACACAATTCAACATGCAAAGGACGAAAGCAGCTCTGGCCGATCACTTCTACGATTGCGCCATGTCCGCAATAGCGGACGAGAACTATGACATCATCGACAACGACGGCGGTTTCACCGACACCGACTTCGCCAACGCCGCCACCTCCATCTTCCGTAACCTCCTTGTGAAGGGACGGAACGGCGGCTATGTGTTCAAGAGGGAACCGCTCGACATCTACGCCATGGGATTCCAGTGGCGCATCAACAACAAGATGCCTGGCTTCGTCTCCTGTTCCGACGACAACCGCACGGGAGTAAGCCGCTGTGAGGGTTCCATCCTGCTTCGCATCTACGGAATCGACGAGGACGATGTGAAGGCCCTCCTTGACATGATGAACGAGGCTTGGTTCCTCATGACCAATGCGTAGTGCCATGAAGAAGATGATCCTTTCCGTCGTGGCCTGCGCCGCACTCATGCTGGGTGCGTTCTGGGCATGGGCCAGCTACCGCGACATCCTTGCCGCGTTCCTCTTTATCCTCGCACTCGTCCCGTCCTGCCTTTTCGAGGAAGGACGGCAGGAATACAAGACACGGAGAAATGCTTGACAGGGCATCACGATACTATGTCGAGCGCGTAAGGGATGCGCAGACCGTCACCATCATCGTCAATGAGGGCAGCAAGGACGAACTTCGCATCCGGACACAGCCGAAGGTCCGCGGGATCAAGAAACTGGCCCACGACCTCGCGCTCGGCCTACAGGATTACTTTAACATTCAAAACAGGACACTATGAGCTATCTGACGAAAACACCTGACATACTTCCCCGTGAAGACAAAAAGGACGATGACCTCGCCCGCGCAATGGAACTCTTGAAGGAGGAAGAACGGATGGAGAGATACTACAATGCTAAGAAGGCGGGAAAGCCATGTTGAATTGGATTTCATATCAGTTGGTGTTAGTCCCAGGGGCGGTTCCCGCCACCGCCCCTTTATACACCGAGAACACAATCACAACCTTCTAATACTTAACAACCATGTCAAACACTAACGACAAGCAGCTCGCCGCTGCAACCGCGGGTTTCCCCGCCCTGAACACCCTTCCCGACCTCGCGAAAGCGGAGGTGGCACCCACTGAACTCCTTGGGGAGTATTGGACCCCGGAGGCCGCAGGAGAAAGCAAGCGCGTTTTCTTCGCCGGCTTCGACACCCAGTCCGTCATCGAGCAGTCCACGGGCGAGACCCGCGAGCTGAACATCGTGAAGTTCGTGGAGAAGCAGGGCGACGAGTTCCGCACGATCCGCAACGGAAGCGCACGCCTGTACGGTGCCTTCGAGCAGTTCGCCAAGGACATCAAGCCTGGCCAGCCTTTCCTCATCACCTACCTGGGGAAGAAGAAAACCAACACCGGCAAGTTCGCCGACAGCTGGAGCGTGAAACCTCTCATCCTTAAGTAGCATGGACGCGAAAGATGTAAAGAACGCCTTCGGATTCGATGTCTCCGACCTGTCGGAGGCATCAGCCGACGGCGGCGAACTGGGTACGGGAGAACTCCGGTTCGACCAGAACGAGTACACGGACTTCGAGCAGTTGAAATGGCTGCTCTCCGATGTGCCGGCCAAGTGCAGGGGGAAGAAGCCTTCCTGCCGTTCCCTCTCCGTGAACGGGAAGGTCATGCAGGATAAAATGTCTAAATACCTTGCGACCAACGCCGAATCCAGCTCCGCGCTGAAAGAGGTGCTGAAAAGTCCCCGCCACTACCTCATCTACAAGAACGAGGACCTTCACGAAAAGGACGAGAGCCACTTCACGCTGGGGACCTTCTGCCACTCGGCCTTCCTGGAGCCGTCCAAGTTCGCCAAGGTCAAGGTCCTGCCCGCCGAAGGTAACAAGAGTTCCAAGGCCGGCATACAGGCGTACATCAAGTATTACTGGGACCTTCTCGGAATCCAGCCTGACGCTTTCCTCGCTGACATGAAGATGGACGAGATGAAGGAGGTGCTTTACGACCTTGAAATGGAGGCGAAGAAATCCGGCTACACCTTCATCGACCCTGACATGATGCAGGTGGTGAAGATCGTGCAGTCCTCCTACCGCACCTACGGAGGCGGCATACTGCCCCGTCTCGTCGCCCAGGGACGCACGGAGGTATCCATGTACGGCAAGGACCCTTCCACTGGCTTGAAGGTCAAGATACGGCCAGACTGCATGCTTTTGGAGGAACAGGTCGGCGCGAACATCATCCTGTCCGTCAAGACCACATCTGCAACCAGCATCGAGGGTTACATGAGGGACGCGGCCAAGTACCGCTACGAACTGGCCGAGGGTATGTACCTGCAGGTGGCGAGCCAGATAACCGGACGCAAGTTCACGGGGACGCTCATGCTCGTCGCCCAGACGGTCATTCCTTACCAGTGCTTCCTCCTGTGGCTTGACGCGGAGGACCTTGCAGTCGGCAAGTACAAGTACCAGCAGGCCATTGACATCGTGAAGGCTTGCAGGGATTCCAACAGCTGGCCTGGGTTCGAGTCCTTTGCGGAGGACGACGCTCACGGCATCATCAAGGCGCGGTTCCCAGGCTACATCAAGGCCGAGCTGAAACCGCAGTACATTCCTGATTACGACGGACCCGTGGCAGGGGAGGAATAGACATGGAGAACGGCGGTTGGATCAAGTTGCACAGGAAGTTCCTTAACTGGGAATGGAGCGACTCTCCGGAGATGGTGGGCCTTTTCGTCCACCTTCTCCTGGAGGCCAACCATGAGGAAAGGAAATGGCACGGCCAGACGATCCTCCGCGGTCAGGTCCTCACCTCCCGTGACCGGCTCGCCAAGCTGACGGGCCTTTCGGTGCAGCAGGTGAGGACTTGCCTTAACCGCATGGAGCAGACGGGGGAGATTAGCAGAAAATCAACCAACAAATTCACCCTCATAACTGTCTCTAACTACGATAGATACCAAGTCAATGACGAGGTAGAGCAACCAACAAATAACCAGCAACCAACCAGCAATCAACCAACAAATAACCAACAAATAACCACAAACAAGAATATAAAGAATGAAAGAAATAATAATACTCTCTCTAATGGGGGGTGGCGATTTCTTTCTTCGGTCCAAAAATCGGTTTGCGGTTTCGACAAGGACAGGATGGCCGAAATGAAACGCGACCTGTTCCGCGCCGAGGTTGAGAGGTTGGCCGGCCAGCTGGAAATGCCGACTGAGCAGGTGGATGATTTTGTGCGGTACTACACCGAACACACCCCAGGCAGCGACACGATCAGGGCCGAGACTTACGACCCCTTCAATGTGCGCGACAGGATGGTGAGCTGGATGAAGCGGGAGAAGCCGAAGGTGGTTGCACGGCAGGAGACTGGGCAGGGAATGGTCGATAGGACAGTGAAAGCGTTCAACGAAGTAGAAGACTGGATACATGGAAGATTTAGCAGTACGACAGGAGACGGCGATGCAGATAATCAGTTCAGGCGGTAACATCGCCACGGCTGACGACCTCGCACGGATCAGGCTCGCGACGGACGACGCGGGCGTGCGCATCTATCCGCGCTACAAGGACGGACGGGACGAACAGCGCCTGTCCTGGCTGAACAGGCAGTTCTTCGGCCTCGCACTCATCGCACACCAAAGCGTGGACCCCACGACGATAAAGGTGGACCTGTTCACCCTCGACAGGGAGATCATGGACCACAGCGTCCTTCGCGAGCTGACGCTGGTGGAAATGCAGGAGGCTTTCAGACGGGGAATCTTCAAAGAGTACGGGGAATACTACGGCCTTACCGCCGTCTCCCTCATCGGATTCTTGAAAGGATTCGTTCGGAGCGACAAGAAGGTCGCCGCATCGTCAATCATCTACAAGCTCGAAGCGAGGAAGGAACAGGAGGCCAACGCCCGTTTCTTCCGCGAACTCTATCAGGCGGAGAAGGAGGGGAAGGTCGAGGTGCCGGATTTCTCCGCGAACCGCATCAACGGCCCGCAGGCGAAGAAAACCTACACGGACGAGGAACTTGTCGCACACAGGGAGAAGATTCGCCAGCAGGCCGAAATGATACGCAGACAGGCAGGAAAGGAGGGCGGCGATGAAAGGTAGGAAACACGAAGCGAGCTGGCCGTCGGTATGGAACCAGGTACGCGACGCAATAGCGAGGAACAATGCACCGGAGGAAGTGAGACAGGCCGCCCTTCCCTGTAATGTCGGCTGGAACTGCCACGATGGCAAGTTCTACATCTTCTGCAACGAGACCCTGTACAGGTGGCTGGAGGTGCCCGACGCGCCGGACGATCCGTCCCACCTCGGAATAATAAAGCCGTACATCTGGCCCATGATGCAGCGGTACAACTGCAAGGACCTCTATTACCGGCTCATCAAGACAAACATCACGATTAAACACTGACAACCATGGCAAGCAAGAACAACAACCCTAATCCTGGCCGTTCCCTCACTCAGAAGGAGCAGATTCTCCAGTACCTCCAGAACGGCGGCCTTCTCACGCCCTTACAGGCCCTTCAGATGTTCGGCACGACCAAGCTCGCTACCCGCATCTCCGAACTCATCAACGAGGACGGGCACACCGAGATTCAGAAACGCTACATCAAGGTCGATACCGCGCACGGCAGCGCACATGTCATGTCGTACTTCATTGATCCGAGACTGGAGTTCGCGTTATGAAAGCAACTGATTTGATGGTCGGCGACCAGGTGACGCTTTTCGAAAAGTATCCCGCAAAGGTGGAGTGTATCGGCAACACAGATGTTTATCTGATGGACGATGACGGTGTGCATTGGCGTGTGCCTTACTCCTTCATAAAGCCGGTTCCCATCACTCCGGACAATCTGTTGAAGAATGGTTTCAGGAATGGAGAGAGAAATGAGGTGATGGACCAATACATCTTTGTTGATAATCTCGAACAAAGTCCACAGACTGTTGTGAGTTATTCTTTCTATAAAAGGCCGATCCAGGGAGCGAAGTCATTTCTCGACTGCAGGACGAAATCGAAAGATGCAGATGCCCAGGACGACGCGCAGAAGATAAACATCTTGTATGTTCATGAACTCCAGCACCTGCTTAGGGTTGTCGGAATTGAAAAGGAGATAGTGATATGAAGAAGCTCATCGAACAAATCAAAGCCGAGGTGGAACGGCGATACAATAAGCACAAGCAATCCAACGCAATTACGGAAAATGTGTATGCAGAGGAGGATAAATCCATCCTTTCCTTCCTTGACACCCTCCAAGAGCAACCCGTCTGCGAGGAGTTGAATGATGAGATTTACAAAGAGAAAGCAAAAGTTGCTCGTTTGTTTGGTGGTGTTACTGGTGAACAGGATAGAGCCCTCATTGAATTCGCCCGCCACTTCTACGAACTCGGTAGGCAGAGCAAGGGAGTGGAATGGACAGAAAGGGACAAAACCATACTCAATAACATTGTTGCATACAAGTATTTGAATGTGGATGACTTGGAATGGTTAAAAGAACTTCCAGAAAGATTCGGCATTAAACAGAGCAAGCCAAAGGTGAGTGAGGAGTTGGAGGAGGAAATCAAACGCTATGGAGAAGAACATCAGTTTGATTTGCCTTCATTCCAAAATGTTGCCCGCCACTTCGCCCAATGGCAAGCAAAACAAGACCAAGAGACTATTGAACTTGCCGAAGACCATGCATATTTCGCCGGAGCCGTCAACGAAAGAGAAAAGATGATGAAAGAGGCGGTCCCATTCTATGAAATACTCAAGGTAGTCCCACCTGGACCAGAACGAGACAAGGTTCGCATCATCATCGTAAAGGAGGACTAACATGAAGAACAAGATTTATGTTCACATCGGGGCGCATCTCGGATTGATGGTGGCGACGAATATCCCAGTAGAACCAGGAGAGAAAGAATACATCAGCAAGGACGCTCTCTTAGAATGGGCGAATGGGATGTGCAAAGCATCCGTAACACTCGGAGAAGAAATTTCATACAAAGAACTAATTGAACACATTAAATCACTATGAAGTATTGCATAAGACAGGATCGTCCGCTCACAGGACTGGCTGGTGGCGACCAATTCCTCGGAGGGTGTGAAATCTACGGAGTGCATCACGACTGCGTGGGTTGCCCGAATCTGGTGGAGATGGGAGACGGATCGTATGCCGCAACAACCGTGGCCGATAACACCATGGTGCAGGAAGAAAAGCCAAAGACACCGGCAGAGAAGATACACGCGGCGGTCGAGAAACTGCGTCAGGCCCTCCCGTTTGGAGCCTGTTCCGGCATGTTATCAATGGAGGCCAACTGCAAGGACGAGGCTTACAGTGAGGTCCTTTCCATTGTTGATGCTATCCTCGAACTCGCACCAAGTGTCGAAAAGTACGAATACCCTGGTATTCCTGTAAAAGACTCGATCGAGGTAACATCGCGGATGGCGTATATCAAGGACGAAATGAAACCTATCGCCGAGTTCCTTCTGAATTACGCCTATTGGGATTTGCACAAGGATATCTGGGGACAGCCTACGGTCGTGGTCCCCGTTTTCCGTGTCCTTGATGCAATCGCACAGGAAGGGAAGCCGTACTGCGAAGGATAAAGGAGAAGATTCCATGAAAAAGATAATGTTCAACGACAAGTACGGCCTCACTCATGCCGTGCTTGAAGGCACAAAGACCATGACGAGGCGACTTATGAACCCGCAACCGTGGTGTTGGGCCTTTGGCGGGATTCCACATTCCTCTGACATGAAACCTATCATGCCAGCTTATAAGGTCGGCGAGGTCGTGGCCGTGTCGCAAGCATATCGAGATATTTCTCAATTCAACCCAGAGGCATACGAGGATGTTATGCTCGACCAAGGAACTATCTGTGAGGCAAGTCATCCGTACTCACACCTTATGCGGAGCGGAGGTTGGGATAACAAGATGTTCGTGAAGGCCGAACTCATGCCTCACTATATCCAGATCACCGACATTGATGTTCAGCTGTTGCATGACATCTCCGACGAGGACTGCCTTCGCGAAGGGATAATGCGGAAATGGATTGAGGCCGGCTCCCTGTATCACTACTATCTCCCAGGTGTACCGGTGAAAAGCAAGCATGATGTGTATTCTTCTCCGTGCGACGCATTTGCCGCGCTCATCGACAAGATATCCGGCAAGGGAACTTGGTATAGAAACCCATGGGTGTTCGTCTATGCGTTTGAACTTGTGAAATAGCCATGAAAAAGATTAGAATCAACTGGAAGGCACTCGGAAAGGCGACGGCACTTGTCGTCGGATTCTTCGCCCTGTTGTACGGGATCATGTGGGCCTGCTCGAAATCGCCCCTGGTGACGGTGGTGATTTTCTGCATCGCACTCATTTCGATTGTCTATGCGTTAATTGACAAAGACGGTTATTGAACCATGAAGATTGACATCACGCTTATCGAAGAAGAAAAGCCGTTCCTTGTTGCCGGCTTTTCCGAACTCACACAAGATTTTGTTTTCGGTTTCCCTTACTTCCACAAGACCAGGAGCGTGGACGGGAAATCGAAGGTCTGCCCGTGCATCATTCTACCTTGTGCCGATGATGGAGTATTGCTTACCAGTGATAGTGAATATGACTTTGCCGTGAAACGGGGAGAGTTCCATCCTATCAGGGGGGAACTTCTCCCGTTTGACCGCGAGGAAAAGGGGTGCTATGTTTTTAAGTACGGGATCGTGTTCCCGCTTGACCAGTTTCGGCCCTAATTGATTGAGTTATGAAAGGATATGCCGCAAGAGACGAAAACGGACGGCTGAACTTCTTTTTAGGTGTCCCACATAGATTCACAAATCCGAACGGAAATGATTATTGGGTCGGACACGGAAGGATGAAACAACCGAACGAGTTTTTACCAGAACTGTCTTGGGACGATGACCCCATCGCAGTAGAAATTTCAATTAAAAGAATATGAAAGATATTGACGAATAAATCCATACCAACTTTATGAAAGTCTAAATTCACCAAACTTGCTACCGCTATGAGTAAAGCCAAACGAATCATCATCGACTTGTCTATCCCGGACGATTTCCGCATAGACGAGGAGTATCTTAACGAGATTAATTGTGCAGTTTGCGATGTGCTGAACGAGGAAGGGAAGTTCGATTGCCTCGTTACGCAGATTATGTGCAAGTCCATCGGCCCGAAGACGAAGAAGTAAGTCATTCCCGGCCCTAATTGACTAATATGGACGGACGAGATTTCAAAGATTGGGCATTTCAAGCCACGGGTGTCGGTGCGAGAATCCTATTCCTTGACCGGGACGGGAACTATCACGAAATAGCATCCGCAAAACGATTCCGCAGTCCGGAAACTTATGGCGAGGTTGATGTACTTATGGAAGACGGGGTAATGATGCAAACATTCGGAGAACTTCGTCTGGACAAACCGCCGCAGGAGTTGCTTGACTATATGAACAAGAAGTGGGAAGAACAAGAAAACGGCCCTAAATGATTTAGTTAGCACTAACTCTTAATGTTATTAACATTAATTCAATTCCGGCCCTAATTGATTGAGATATGAATAGCGAAGAAATCATAAAGAAGATGAAAGTCAACGATTGTGTGAAAATCGTCGAATTGCTTAATGCACTCCCGGAGGGCATTCAAATTCCGACAAAGCAAACGAACTTCCGGGGAAGGCCATACCACCGTTATTTCCTTGTCATAGAACGGTTCAGTAAGGAGTGGTGTATTGCGTATGAGGATGTTCCAGAATCTGAAATATTTACGCCAAATAGTATTGTCTCTGTCAGCGACATATCTATCCTCGATGCGCTGAAAAAAGTGCATAGTGTTATCAAGGAAAAAGGATATGAGACATTCTAATTCCGGCCCATATTGATTATGACTGAAAAACAAGAGAACGAGTTTCGGAAGATTGCGGAACAGGCCTTCCTTAAAAACGAGCCTTATATCCCGTTCTGCACGGGATTGTCATTTGGTGCATATTTCAATATCGCAAAGTACTTTTATGAACTCGGGAAGAACGATAAGTAACCCAATTCCGGCCCTAATTGATTGAGTTATGATTGAAGAACTAAAAGAACATATCTACGGTTATAGTCCAGATGGGAAACCCGAACTCGCTGGGCCGCCACCTCCAGCGGAGTTGATGTATAAAATCAACGAGATTATTCGCTACATCAATTCTTTGATAAGTGTAGGGATATTACCTATCAACGATGATTAAATACGGGTGCGGAAACGGAAGCCGTGAGGCCGACAGGGATAAAGAGACGGTCTGCTATTCATAGGTTAAAGTTTTAGTACACACACCCCACCGCACCCTTTCCATAGGGCGTGAACTCCCAAAGAACACACTTTCCTTCTGACCAACCATTAGACCGAGGACACGCCCTTTTAACTGAAACTACACAAAACGAGATATGAAAGAGAAATACCAACTCTGCAACGCCGGAGGAATTTACCACTACATCAGACTTACCAAGAAGCATTGGTGGTCGAGGTGGGAGATTGAGTGGGAAGGAAATGCGCCAAGAATCTACATGCTCCACGGAGTGCCGGCCAAATTACATATCGGAGAGAATATCCCATTTGAAAAGATAAAACAAGAGTTCATTGATGCCATGAAAGACGAACTTACCTGGGAGGACATCAAGCGGATCGTGAACATTGCCGACGACCTGTTACCAGGAATCGACACGGCGGCCATACTCTCCGAGTTCCAAACCGAGGAAGCCTACTACAAGGAGATACTGAAACGCTACAAGGAGACCAGGAAATGACAAAGGATAAATGCGGACCCTGTAAGTTGCTCAACTGGATGAATACACGGGAGGGTCAGAAGGATTGCTGTCGCTATTTCTCACCGCCCGTTGCGTTGGAGAATGTCGAGTGTAAGCACACGCAGTATGGGTACGGAACCCTGGTAGAACCAACGATAATCAAAAAACGGAAGAAATGACCGAAAAGATACTGAAACAGGCATCGTGCGAGACTAATGTCCTCTATATGATGTCCCTCGCCATGGACCTCATACTGCGTAACAACGAGTGGCTGATGTCCCGTCTGCGCGAATCGTTCCGGAAAGACAAGAAGCAGCTCTTTACGCGGTACACCAAGACCGTGAGGGACGCTTGCTATCTGCAGGACCTTCTCACGCAGGATATCTTCGACGCTGATGAGAAGAACAATTACAAGAATATCCAGATATGGCAGGACGAGGCCAACGAGCTTTCCCGTCTCGTCCTCCTGTTCGCCGACCGCTCCGCTGACCAGAATGTCGTGGATAGAATCTTTAAGTTCATCAGGGAACAGCCTGGCGAGGGGATAGTCACGGAGGAAATGCTTGAATCGTTTTACCTAAAGAAATAGCCATGTTACTTACGATCACACTTATCATCATTCTTGTCGCCACGCTCTGTGTCCTGTGGGCGTTGAAACGGCAGGACGAACTTTCCGAACTCAAAGAAGAACTTGACAAGTATTCATTACACCTGGACGAACGGGCAAACCAGCTCGCGGCTGACGAGGCCGTGGTCCGTGGTCTCAACCTCCAGCTCCGCAGGGAACTGATAAGGCTGGGGATAGTGGAAGATTCACCGTCGGGAGACGGCGACGCAAACCCGCAGTGATGCGGTGGAGCCGAGAATGGAATTAGTTTTTTCATATGCAAAATTCTTCACGCCTCGCCACGGGTCTGCGGCTCATCCGTGGCTTTTTATCAAAGACTAACCAAGACAGGATATGATATCAGTGATAATGCCCGTATATAATGTGCGGAAATACATAGGTCCATGCCTTCGCTCGCTGAAGGAGCAGTCCTTCCGCGACTGGGAGTGCATCGTGGTGGACGACGGCTCTACCGACGGATGTGCGGAGTTCCTGGACGAGAAGGTGGGTGGCGACAGGCGTTTCACCCTGATTCGTCAGGAGAACAGGGGACTGGCCGAGGCCCGTAATGTCGGCATCGCCCATGCGAAGGGCGATTCGCTTTTCTTCCTCGACTCTGACGACTGGCTGGAGAGGGACGCGCTGTCCTACCTCAATTGTCAGTCCGAGGCGAATCCCTGCGTCGGAAGGATTGTCGGACTCGATGTCGTCCATAACGAGCGGACGGGTAGCTGCCACCTGTGGTCTATAACTCCCGCCGGCCTACATCGTCCTGACGGCCCGTATCTTTTCTCCGGTCCTGACTGCGATGTTGGGCACGCCACGGCATGCCTGTATGTGAGAAGGAACATTCCGTGCGAGATCGTGTTCCCGAAGGTCGTCATCTTCGAGGATATGATATTCAACATGGGTCTAATCTTCGCCGGCACCACGACGCTCGTCACGACCAAGGCGATATACCACTATATCAACCATGTGGGGTCTCTGATATACAGGAGCGTCAGCAAGAAGGAGGCTGACGACATGAGGCGGGAACTGTACGGACTGGCAGAGAGGTTCAACCCCAGTCCTGCGGTGTTTTCGCGGTGCCGACGGTTTCTGAACAACGGATTGAAAGGAAAAGGACAATAGACATGAACAGGACACTCGTAGTAATACCATATCTGGCGAAGGCCGCCCAGGGGTGCGAGCTGGAGCTGGCCGTGGCCGGCTGGCTGAAATTCTTCACGGACCCTCTGCACCTGATCGTCGTCGGCGACAGGGACGACAATGTGGACCGAGCCTTCGAGAACGCACCGAAGCTGTCCAGGGACGGCACGACCGAGCTGGAGTTCATCTCCTGCCCGCAGATTGAGCCTGTCGAGGGGCAGTACCTTCCGCACCTGGACCATGTTCACAAGTTCCGCATGGTGCATGAGGAATATCCGGATACGGAGGGATTCGTGTACGCCTGCGACGACATGTACGCCATGAGGCCGTTCGGCATGTCCCATATCATGCAGGTCAAGGTTCCGTCTGACTATGTTATCCCTCCGTTCGACTGGGAGAAGGAAAAAGGCTGGTGGCGCGACCTCGGCAAGACGCGCGACCTGTGCTGGCGCGAGGGATTTACGGAGAGGAACTATGTGTGCCACCTCCCTGTGTATTACAGGTGGGACTGGCTTCTCGACATATACGACCGCTACGACTGCGACCATGTGAGCTATGTCGTCGAGAACATCTACTTCAACAAGCACTACGACAGGAGCGAGCCGTGGTGGTACGACACCCTTTTCCATGACGAAGTGAGGACTGCCATCCCTGGTCTCCGTCCCGTCGGCTCCGTGACATGGGTGACGAACGCCAACTGCGGATGGAGCAGGAGGCTGGAGGACATACTGCGGAAGCACTACGGGATTTGGGAAAGATAGACCGCACCACGGCATCCAATGGCATATATTCGCAAGTGATGTATGGAAATTAGTATCAGCACAAGCGACATTAAGGCGATCATTGCCGAGGAAGTCTCCATCGCCGCGGACCAGGCTTATTCCCAGGACGGGATATCCCTGTACGACAGCGTTGTCCTCTCGTCGAAGGACGACGCTCTTGTGGGCCGTCTCATCAGGGACGCAATCGCCCAGCTCGCCCGGAGGGAATCGGACATCTGCACCTACACGGCATTGGCCATCACCTTCAACATCTCCGACGCGGCGGCCACCTCGACGGTCGTTACCGCCGAGCTGAACCGATACATCGCCCTCCATGCGTGCGCCGACCTGTTCCAGAGCAGGAAGGCCGACCTCGTTCCGGACTATACCAGGCGGGCGCAGGAGGCCATGGACAATGTTGATTCGCTTGTAAGGACGAGAACGGCACCCACCAGATCATGACGACGATAACGATAACCATACTGCGGTCGAGCGTCCTTGCCGACATGAAGGTCAAGAACCACCATGAGGCCGCCCTGATTCCGGACTCCAAGGAGAGATACCTTGTCGAGGCCGGAACGGAGAAACTGCTGGAACTGCACCAGTGCATCACCGACGCTTTTTCCGATGCGTCTGCCATCGTCCGTCCGTTCATCAAGTCCAGCACAGAATCGGCGACGGCGACGGGAAACGACACCTACGCATCGACGGGAGACCTCTCCGTCGTCCTGTATCTGACCTGGCGCAAGGCTGACGGACTTTCCGTCCCTCTGACGGCTGCGCTCCACAAGTACATCGTGAACGATGCCCTTGCGAAGTTCTACAAAGCCGTTGCGCACCCTGCGCTCACACAGGCGAGGGAGGCCGAAATGCAGAAGGACCAGTCCACCATTGAGAACCTGCTCCGTCGCAGGGGTAACCCCACTTACTCGACGATATGAAAGAGAGGACAGTCACAATATCGAGGAACGACATCCTTTTCGATGTGGACGCGGAGACTCATATCTTCGCCAAGGTGAACGACGGGAAGGACCCTCGCCGTTTCGACGCGCTGGAGTCCGATTCGGAGGACGCTTTCAATCTCAATGTGATCGTCCGTCATGCGCAACGCAGGGCGGCAGAGCTGAAAGATAGCCTGTCCCGTTTCCTGAAAACGCCGACGAGCGCAGTCTCATTTGCTACGGCGACCATCGACACGACTGCTGGATATTCGTTTGCCTTCTATGTGGAGGACGGATTCCAGGACGAGCTGATGGACCCGCTCGCAAAGGACATAGAAGCATATATCGCCAACGGGACGATAGCGGACTGGTACGCAGGGGCGGGCGACGCTATGGCCGCGTCCTACCAGCAGACGCTGGCACCCACCAGGGACCGCATCGTATCCTATCTTGTCAAACGCAAATTTCCGACCAGAACATGAGCGTAACCGTCAGCATAGATATCGGCTCCGTCATCAGCGACATCAAGGTGAAGTCGTTCATGAACACCGAGAGGATAGCGGACCCCGTGCAGAGGTACGCCGTCCGTGCGTCGGAGGAGAACGAGGCCGAGATTAAACAGGGAGTTCAGCACGCATGGAACGCGCTCCGCGCCCTGTGCCGAAAGTTCCTGTCGCACACCGCGGACACGGCAGGGGACAGCGACCTGTGGAATAGCTTCACGGGAGACAAGAGCCTTGTTTTCGATGTGACCGCGCGTCGCACCTCGAACTTCGCCCAGCCTTTGGCAGAGGCGGCGCATGAGTTCCTTGTGGCCGGTGCCCTGCGCCGTTTCTACACCAGCGCGGCCATGGGCGACCTCGCCACGGCCTACACCGCAGACGAGCGGGCCGCGGCTGAACGGATCACGGCAATCATCTACAAGAAGGACGAACCGATTTACACATAGCAGGCCATGTCAAAGAGCAGGACAATAACAATCAAGAAGAATGACATCTTCTTCGACATGGATTCCCTCTCGCTCTCCTTTTCGGAGGTGTCTGGCGGGGACGGAATCGCCCGTGCCGATGCCATAGCCACGGAGACCGACACCACCGCAGGGACGAGGAAGCACACAAGGCTTGCCGACCGCAGGGCCTCCGACATTCGGACGCTTCTTCGTCGTTTCATCACTACCACGACCTCATCTTCCGCGAACGACCAGCTTTCCACCTCCGACTACACCTATGCGCTCACGCTGGATTCGGAGTTCGAGGATTCCACGCTCCAGCCTCTGACCGCCGAGATTCACGACTACATTGTGAAGGGTGCGCTGGCCGACTGGTACAACGAGATCGGACTGAAAGCACAGCATGACACCCTCGATGCGGAAGCGGAGACGGCCAAGGCACGCATCAAGGAACTCATATTCTACCGCCCAGTACCCTCATTCAGAAGTTAAGCCATGGTCATAACCCTGTATCCCAATCCCATCATCGACGAAGTGCGCAGAAAGGCGTATTTCGAGGTGCAGCCGGTCCAGGAGCCGGAGGCACGGCACGATGCACGCGCCGGCGAGGAAAAGATGCCTGAACTGGAACAGGCCCTGCTTGTGGCCGATTCCCAGCTGCAGTCACTCATCATGCGCTGGCTCGTCCATGACGAGACCGTGGAGACGGAGGATACGGGCGGCCTTCCCTCCACCTTCCGCTATGAGTTCGTGTTCACGGAGCGCAGGATGAAGGGCAAGCTACCCGCCCTGACCGGCCAGATGCACGACTACCTTGTGAACGAGACGCTCTCGAAGCATTTCACCAATGTAACGCAGGTCCAGCTCGCGGACAGGCACGCCGCAATTGCCGATGCGTGCGCCAAGCGTATCAACGACTTGCTCTACACCAAAAACCCGCCGATCGTATGAGCTATGTCCTTGCAACCATAAACGACCCCTCCGTGGAGACGAAGGTCCGTAATGTGGATATCTACAAGAATCTTGTCTATAAGGATGTAGAGCTTCACACCTTCAAACATGTGGACGCATCTGGTTCGCAGGATGTGACGGTGCGCAACGCCGTGTCTGCCGACCCTGCGGAGAATGTCGATTCCGCGGTGGTCGCCCGTCTCGTCGCCTTCCGAGAGGCAACCCTTCGCAAGATTCTGCAGAAATACCTGGCCGACGAGCCGCAGGCATACGCCGACGACGGCCTGTCCGTGGCAGACGACCGTTTCCGTTTCTGGTTTAACTTCCCTGTAACCTTCAAGGATGCCCTTCTCCAGTCGCTCACGGAGTACATGCACCGCTTTCTTGTGTTCGGTGCGCTGTTCGACTGGTACACCCAGCTCGGCATGGTCCAACAGGCAAATGCGTATGGCTCCCAGCTGAAAGGACTGGAAGATGACATCAAGAGCATGTTCGGCGGTGCGTCGATCGTAACGAGGCCGATGCAGCCGTTCGGACCTGCGTACAAGTTCAAGTAGCCATGGCGAGACCGAAGGGAGACGGAAAGGGCCGTCAGGGTGGCGGTCGGCAGAAGGGAACGCCTAACAAGCGTACCAAGGAGGTGCGCGACCTCATCACGAACTTCGTCGAAAGCAAGTGGGACGAATTTCTCTCGAACTACGATAGCATAGTGGACCCGGAGAAGAAATGCTACATCATGCTCCAGCTCCTTCCGTACATATCCCCGAAGATGGCATCCGTCGAGTACAAGGGCGAGGCACCCGTCAAGACCTTCAAGGACGAACTGGACGAGCTGTCGGAGGAAAAGACGCGCAAGTAATGACCGAACACCCTTGGCAGACAATCATCGGACAGGCCCCCAGCAAGAGCAACACCTACCGGATAATCAACATAGCCGGTCATGCGAAACTTGGGAAGACCGCTTCGACCGAAGCATACGAGAAATCCTTCTACATGCAGGTAGGCCCTTATCGGAACATGATGATAAGCGGATTTTTCGAGCTGTATGTGCGGGTTTACTTCACCACCATGAGCCATGACCTCGATAACTCCCTCAAAGCGATCCTGGACTGCCTGCAACAGGCGAGGGTCATCAAGAACGACAACAAGTGCGTAAAGATAGTGGCCGAGAAGTTCATCGACAAGAACAATCCGAGGGTGGAGTTCAGAATCGTCGAGGTGTAAGCATTTCCGACTGACATGGCCATAAATGAACGGCCATTTTTCTTGTATCCTTCCAAACTATAACAGTTTCCAATAGTTTGTTGGGAAAGATAGACCAATCCACGATACTGGATTGGTTTTCTTTGTTTGTAATAAAAGCTATCGCTATGGGTCCTAATCAAATCGCAGGTATCGTCCAGGGTGGCATCGGTCTGACCGCTGCCATCGGCGGTGCGCTCTATGGTGGAATCAAGTCCGGCAAGCTCAACCGAGAGGCCGAATACATGTTGCAGAAGCAACGGGACGAGAACAAGCAGTGGTACAATATCAAGATGGCGCAGGACTACACGCGCCGTACCGATGTGCAGGCGGCAATCAACCGCCAGCGTGAACTCCTGAACGAGCAGTACAAGCGTGCCCGTGCCACCAATGCCGTGGCCGGTGGCACCGATCAGTCCCTCGCCCTCCAGCAACAGGCCGCCAACCAGTCCCTGTCCCAGACCATGACGGACATCGCGTCGCAGGCTTCCAACTACAAGGACAATGTTGAACAGCAGTTCCGTCAGCAGGACGCAGCTCTCAACCAGCAACAGATTCAAGGTCTGCAACAGAGGGCGGCATCGACCGCACAAGCCGCGAGCCAGGTCGTGAACTCCGGTATCAAGATGGTCGGAGATTCTTTCGAGACATTTACTTCCTCACCCGTTAAATCCAACGCATAATGCCGGAGAAAGTCGAAAAGGCGTGGAAAGACTATCAGTCCGCGCTCCAGCAGTACGGCGACGATCAGGCGACCGCCGTCCGTGAAGCCTACGATGTATGGCAGAAGGCCCAGCAGGATGCGGAGTCCACCCGCTCGAAGGCTATGGCCCAGGTCCGTCAGGGTGTCGTCGGTTATCTCGACGAAGGGTACAACGCACAGGACGCACTCATCAAGGAGGCCGAGGAACGGCAGAAGAAGGCCGAGCAGGAGGACGAGGACCTGCGACGCATGGAACACAGGCGGGTGTCCTGGACCGGTGCCGCGGAACTCGCCGCCAACCTCGTCAATATGTTCGCCGTCGGTGGCCTCCATGCGAGCAATCAGCAGTATCACTCCTATTCCGAGGACTGGCAGAAGAAGGCCGACCGAGACCAGCGCGAGCGACGGATGCGTATCGACAACATGCGTGAGCGTCAGCGTGCCCTTCAGCAACAGATGATCCAGATGAAGATGCAGGGCGGTTCCCAGCTCGCCCAGTTCGATGCCGGCGAGCTAAATACCAGGTACAACAACGCGGGACGGATTTCCGATGCTGGACTGCAGTCTGCGAAGGAACTCGCTGGAATCAAGGCCCAGACGGGCAAGGAGGCGGCGCAGGCTGGCGTACAGGGCGCGACGGCTGCCGTCAATATCCGTATGCAGGAACGGCAGATTGCTGAACAGGCCGCTGCACGGCGCGAGAACGCGGCCATCACCGCAGCTCGGTACGGACTGCGGAAGAACGACAAGGGCGAATACGAAATCGACCCCAACAGCGCAATATCCAAGGCGACCTCGCGGGCCGGCTCCGGTAGCGGTGGTAGCAGTAGCATCAACACCCTATACTACACCAACGAGCAGGGCGAACTCGTCCCCGTCTATATGAGGACGAAGGAATATGATGAGTTCGTCACCCAGTCCTATGCGAAACTGAAAGACAACGAGGACTTCATCAAGGCGTACCGCCGTCTCTCGAACGACACCGAGAAAAAGAGCCTCATCTATCAGTTCGCCATACAGGACCCTGAACGCCGTGCGGTATTGAGCCAGTACAGCGACACACCGGAAGCGTACACGCCTTCGCCCGCCGCCGTCCCTGAACAACCGCAGAACACCGCAGGATACGCAACCAACGGCAGGACCGCCAATCTGACCGGCCTCGGCAACTATCAATAGTAAATAACCTCTCTCTCCTACGATATGCCTAACGACGGAACCAAGAGATACTATGTCCAGCTCCCCGGCTTTGAGCAGGGCGAGATTTGGGACGAGGATAAGTACAACCGCAACAAGGAGCAGCTGTTCAAAGACCACAAGGACGCAATCGTCATGGAGACCTCTCCAATGGCGATGGATGACGCTATCGGTGACAATGACATGTTCACCGTCCACCTTCCAGGCTTTCCGCAAGCGGAGGCGTGGGATGCGGGCAAACTGGGCCGTAACAGGGAGCAGTTGTTGAAGGAACATCCTGATGTGGAGATTGTCCGAGCCAAGCCTGTCGATTTCTGGGGAGAGAAACTGAACGCCATCAACGCGGAGATTAACCAGCTCAAGCCGAGGCAGGAATCCGCACTCGCAAATGCGAACGACACGGCAACCAACATGCGGACGGCCTTCGACGATCTGGACCCTGCGTCAGTCGTCGATGCGGCCAACCGCTCGCAGGAGGCCACCTCCGAACTCTTTGATGTGCAGGGCCGTCTTGACACGCTTTATCGAGAGAGAGAGAACAATCCTGCCTATCAGTCCGAGAAACAGGCGAAACTGCGGGCCTTTGACGAGGCTACCGCCCGTATCGACGGCATGTTTGGCCAGCTCAACGAGGCCAACCCAGCGTCTGCCAAGATTCAGAAGGACCCCACGAACCTTTTTGACCGCACCCACGGCGATTCCAAGCTGGCCGCCGACATGCGGTCCAACCCTGACTATTATCGGGACTATGAGGCCCTTGCCGCCGCCAAGATGTTCTATGACGATGCGAGAAAGACCGAGAAGGCTCCGTCCAAGTACGACGAGACGACCGGACTGGGCAATTTCTTCCGCGGTCTGGTGGGCGAGGCTCCTGAAACCCTTTCGCCTGTCGCCCTGGGCAAGTCCATAGCGAAGAACACTCCGCTTATCAAGGCGATCAAGGACATACAGGATGCGGAAGGGAAAGATGTGAATATCGTCGAGCTGGTAACCCAGCACCCTGAACGCATGACCTACCTCTCCGATGCACAGAAGGAGATGGTGACGGCCTTTGTCGTCAAGTCCGCGACCGACTGGGCACGCTCGGAGGACCTTTCCCTCGGCTACCAGTCAGGCAGTACCGCCATGCAGTCCCTCGGATTCATGGCCGACTTCTTCCTCATGGGTGGCATGGGCGATGCGGCGGCGAAGTTTGCCACCAAGGGAATCACCAACGGCATCGCGCGTGCATCCGTCGAAATGGGCCTGTCCGGTGCCAAGCGTGAAATCGTACAGGCCGTTCCGAAATTCATCGAGGGAACTATCCAGGCTGGTGTCAAGACTGCGGTCATGACACCATTTATGCCGTCCTCCTACTCCAACCTCATGGATAACCTTGTGAGGGTCGGTGATTCAGGACAGGTGGACCTGTCGGGCAAGGCCATAACCAAGGCCGTCGGCGATGTGTTCATCGAAAACCTCTCCGAAAGTGCGGGTACGCAGGTGGAGGCCCTTCTCGGTGTCCCGTTCAAGCTCGCAGGGAAAGCCGGTGTCGGTGAGCTGTTCGCCAACACCAAGTTTGGAGCATGGGGCAAGGCCGTGAAGAACTCGCCGATGGCGAAGATCATGACGCAGGCCGGATGGAACGGATACATCGGTGAAATAGGCGAGGAATGGTACGGAAACGCCCTGCGCGTCATGACTGGCGTGGATAAGGACGCATTGAAGAACTTCGCCACCGTGGACCAGCAGATTATCACGCTGACCTCCTTCGCTCCCATGACGCTCTTTGGCGGTGCGACTTCCACGGCGCAGTACATCGCCTCCAAGAAGCAGATGAACGAGGCCGCGAAGGTCCTGTCCGATGTTTTGGAGAGGAACGGCTACGACGAGCGGACGATCCAGAACTTCATTGATGTTACCAAGGCCGAGAATCCGACCGAGCTGGCCAACGCCCTTGCGCCTGCCGTAGTACAGGCCGCGAACGACAATGCCGATGCTCCTTCCGTGTATAAGGCCGTCATGGACTATGCACAGGCCGTCGCTCGTTACCGCACCTTCGACGGAGTGTCGCAGGCCGACATTGAGCAGCAGAGACAGGGTATGCTCGACGAAATCACCGCGCAGGTGGGCGGTTTCCAGCCTAACAACGAGGAAGAAAGCCTCCAGGCTCCGTGGATTCGCCAGCGGTATTTGGATGCGACGGACGACGAAGGTGAAAGGATTCTCGTTCAATCCGTCCGTACACTTACCGACAAGGACGGGAACGAACTCTTTGTTGTAGGGGAGCAGGGTGACGATATGGCAACCGTGAACCGCAATACGGGAGAACACCGCTTTGTCAATCAGTCCGCGATTGAGGACGGCACCTTCACCGATTCCGGTGCGATGAGCCTTAACGACTTTCTCGACCGCGAACTCGTCCGCAAGAGACGGGCCGCCGACGCACAGCGCGTCGAGCTGGAGCAGTTGCAGAACAAGACCGAGCTGATGCAGCGCTCCCAGCCTGGGACGGTCCTGAACATCGGAACCGTCGAGAATCCCGTGCAGGGTACGGTCGTGCAGTACACTGGCGGCAAGTTCATCGTCCAGGGCGAGGACGGCATGGTGCATGAGTACGACGAGCAGGAAATGGCGAATCGGCTCAATATCCCGCTGACACCGCTCACGCAGGAGCAGCAGGAGACCGCCGAAGCGGAGGAAATCGAGCGTCAGGACAGACTGCGAGACCGCGCCAACACCATGGTAGGTCGCAACATCGCCCCCGTCCTCGGTCGTGAAGGCGATCTGGAACTCGTCATGGTGCATCGCCCCGTCGTGAACTCGGACGGCCTCCGCTATCAGGTGGACTATATGGAGAACGGGCAGGTCATGCTCGACTTCTTCACGGAGGACCAGCTGAACGAACTGATTGCCCTGTCCGAGCAGACACCTGCCGTGGATGTGGCCGAGCAGACCGAAAGCGAGCAGAAGGACGAAACGCCCCGCGACTTCCGCGGCAATCCTCTCCCGATGCGCACCAACAAGCAGACGGGCCAGCAGGTCGTGGACGGCAACGCCCTTTGGAACAAGGACCCCGAAGCGTGGGCGAGGTGGAACGACACCAACCCCAATCAGCGTGTCGGTAGCAAGGAACGCCTTGAATACACCATCACCGAACTGGGCAAGGAGATTGACAAGGACACCAAGGCGGTGCAGAAATCCGCATTGAAGGGCATCGACGAGGACGAAATGGATAAGATGGAATCCGCGCTGGCCGTCAAGCTCGACCGCCGTGAACTCCTGCAGTCCATACTGAACAAGTACAACCTTCCTGCCGTCGCTGGGCCGACGATCGCCGGCGAACAGCGCAAAGCCGCAGCCGAACAGGTGAAGCAGGAACAGCTCGCAGGGTTCCCTGGCATCCAGCAGAGGTGGAACACCACGCCCAAGGTGAACGGCTCCACCGACGAAATCCGTCTGCCGAACGGAGAATCCATACCTGGCCACTATGTGCTGACCGAGGCCGAGGCTCCCACCGCGTCCCACAACCCCGCAAACGGCTTTGCCATGACCGAGGGTTTCCCCGTGGACGAGAACGGCAAGACCGTGAACGACCGCGACTATGAGCATGACAAGGCCGCGCAGACCTCCGTAACGGAGAAGGCCGCCAACTATGACCAGCGGGCATTGCAGACCCCTGTAATCGTCTCCCCTGACGGAGTTGTCCTGTCCGGCAACGACCGCACCATGGCGGGCCAGCTGGCCGCCGCCAACAACACCGATGCGGAATACACAGGCTATCTCTCGAAGTACGCAGGAAAGTACGGATTCAGCGCGGAACAGGTCGCCCAGTTCAAGCACCCCCGCGTCGTGTTCGTCCCCGATGCGCAGATGCCGTACAACGCCGCCACCTTCGCCAAGTTCAACGCGGAGGAAAAGAAGTCCCAGTCCAAGACCGAGAAGGCGGTCAAGGCTGGAAAGACGCTCAATGCCGAGGCCCTGGGTGCGCTTGCGTCCCTTGTGGACCGCTACGACGACATCAATGCCCTGTATAACGACAAGGCCGGTGTCGATGAGCTGCTGAACATCCTTCTTTCTGCCGAAGTGATCTCGCAGGAACAGCTCGCGGCACTCCGCGACGGGGACACCCTGTCCGGTACTGGGATGGATTTGCTGGAAAGCACGCTCATCGGTGCCGCCCTCGACGAGGAGGCGGTGCGTGTCGCCATGGCCGACAAGAGCATCCGCAAGTCCGTGGTATCGGCAATCTCGCAGATCATAACCTCCAACACCCTTGCGGACTTCACGCTCCGTGCGGAACTGACCGACGCAATTTCCCTTGTGGCGAACGGCAAGGCCCTGGGTGAAATCAAGTTCGGGGAGAGTGTGCAGGACTATATCCGTCAGCAGCACCTGTTCATGGACGATGTAGTGGCCGAGGCCACCGTCCAGATGCTCGCCGACGCAATCAACGACAGAAAGACCTCCTTCCTGAAAAAAGTGCTATCTTTGTATGACAGGGATGCGGTCGAATCGGCCAACGGCCAGATGAGCCTTCTCACGGGCGATGTGCCCGGCAGGGAGGCAATCCTTCGTAACATCTTAGAATACCTCGGATATGACACAAACATCATCTACGACACCTCCGAAAGAGAGCGTGAACAAAGAGGAACGGCAGACACCGCAGAGCCTCCGGCAGGCCCAGTCGCCCAGGCAGAAGCAGAACAAGATGCTTCTCCTGTTCAAGGCGATGAGAGAGGCGAAGTAAACCGCGCCCAGTACGACCGCGAGGAAGTTGCGGCCATCCTCGAACAGGGTAATGTCGGCGAGTACAACCTTGCCGACTACATGACGGACGAGGAAATCGCGGAGTTCATGCGCCGCTGGGAGGCGTTCCTGCCTTCCAATGACGCGCTGGGAGAGGCGTATTCCCGCCTCGATGCAGACCTCCATTCAGGGGATAAGAAGAAAAAGAAGGCTGCGCAGGCCGAAATAGATCGGCTGGAAATGGCGCAGGTGGAGGCCCACGCTCCCGTGCAGGAGTTCGTGGACGAAATGCTTGCGAAGTACGGCCAGCAGATTGAAGATGATGCCGAGGCCGACGAGGAAGCATTCGACGAGGACTTTGACGAGGAAGAAATCGAGGACGACGGCTACACTCCCGTCGATGAGGACGAAGAACCCAAGCCGAAGAAGGGCAAGAAGGGTGCAAAGAAGGGCAAGAAGGAGCAGAAACCGCTGGGGCCTGTTGTTACCGGAAAGCACTCTGATAAAGAACTGGCATCCGTTGAATACACGCAGGACGAGGTAGAACAGCTCATCTATGCTGCCAGCCTTTTCGGTGAGTTTACCAGCAAGAAAACCGGCGAGAAAATCGAAATCGTCTATTGCGACGACACGCGCCCCATCTACAACGATCACCAAGTCCGTTTCTGGATTTGGCAGAAAGGTGCGGAATATGGCGACAGGCATGAGAGTACGGCGACGACCGACTACATGATGCGCTATCTGAAGCTCAACGGATTCAAGCTGACGAAACCTACCGCCACCAAGAACAAGTATGGCTACTGGGTGAATACGCACGGTGTCATCGTCAATCCTATCCGTATCGAACTGCCTTCCACCCACAAGGGATGGGCGAACATGAACCATGTCTCGTTTGGGCAAAACAACAAGGGCAGATGGACTACCGGCGCGAGTTTCCATACCGCGACTGGTGGAGCGTCCGGCCCTGTCTCCGGCGGGAATAGCAGTAAGGAGGGATTCGAGAAAAAGACCGATGCTATCAAGTTCCTTATCGAGAGCGCCGAAAGGTATCTCAAACAGAACTTCACGGGCAATGGCAAGTCCAAGACCTATGAGCAGCGCGACCTCGAAAACCTCATCAATACCCTCAAGACAAAGACCCTGCCCCAGGCCATGCTGGAGGAAGGCGTTGTGGATAGCGTCATTCGCGTAGACCTGTCCGATGCTGGTGTCGAGGGGACGCAGGGAGACCTGTTCGGCGGCGAGATTGTCGAGGAACCCATGGCTGAGCGTCCGTCCAGCAAGCCAGCTGGCAAATATGAGAATCTGCGCCAGATCCTCCCTGTCACCAAGGCCGAGAACAACCTTCCGGAGAACATCAAGGCTGGAAACGCTTATGCGACGGCCAAAAATGTGTATCTTGTGACCTATGTCGCCAACGACGGGGAGCAGTTCGGTGCTCGCGTCGAATACGACACCATGACGATTGACGCGGACGGCGGTGCAACCTTTTCCCATAGCAACACTACTCCGGCGGAGTTCAGCAGGATTCTCGAAACGAACGGCTTTGAGCCTGCCGATGAGACGGATGCCGTAAAGAAATTACGGAAGCACCACGAAGAATACTGGATCAACAAGAAAAAAGCCGAGGACAGGGCCGTCGCAAAGCGTGTCGGAAAGAAAAATTCCACAAAGGCCGAGCCTGGCGCGAACCTGTTCGGTGATGAAATCGTCGAGGCTCCGGAGGAAACCGAGACCGCTCCCGTCAGCAAGAAGGAAGGGAAGAAGGCCGCGAAGGGCAAGGCGGTCGTCGTGTCCGAGGAAGATGGCGACGAGGCGATAGAGCCGAAGTTCACCATCGAGGACGAGGAAGGAACGCCCGGCAACTTCCATTGGATTGAGGAAAGAATCTGCACGAATCCGCAGATCATCACTATCCCTGGTGCCGACAGGCTATCGTCAGTCCCGAAGCTGGCCCTTGCAGAGAAGGACGGCAAGTGGTATCAGACTACCTATATCACGGCAGACGGCGGTAAGGGGTCTGCGTGGGGTAGTGTCATTCCGAACTTCAAATCGGACTATCTCGCTTACAATAGCCGCGAGGAAGCAATCAAGCATGGTATTGACTTCATGCGGTATATTCTGAACGACCGCGCAAAGAAATCCCTTGCCTACGGAGAGACCTTCAACGAGACGAAGGGCCTCATCGACTACATTGTCAAGATGGAACTGCCGAAGGAGGAAGCCAAGAAACAGGAATCCACCGACGATGCGCTTGCGAACATCAAGAAGGCCCTCGACACCTTTGCCAGCAACGGAAACTATGCGAGGGTGGTCCGCATGCTGGAGTCTTACAAGGACTTCTTCGGCGAGGATGTGGCGCAGGAAATCGGCACGATCCTTACCGACATGCGGAAGGACGGCATCAGCAAGGAATCCAAGAACGACATGGTGCGCCGTGCCGCTGAACTCTATAACAGGCTGGTCACTTTGGAGACGGAGGACGAGACTGCGCAGGAGCCTGTCGCCCCTGCAGAAGATAATCAAAAGGACGAAGAAGTATCGAGACGAATCGCCGATATTTTGTCTGGGAAGGACAAAAACAACTACTCACAAGCCATGTATAATCATGAGCCTGGAGCAGAATATCCAGACAAGTATTACGATGAAGTGGTTCGTCAGTGGGACGAATATAAAAAAGATATATCTAATCGTCGCGTACCCCTTCAAAAAAGGACTGCTGAAATTGTCGATGAGACAAGGAAGGCTGCCGAAAAGGAATATACTGACTACAAAAAGGCGAAAGGGGAGACTGTTGATGAGGTAGGCTTATATAATGCAGCTGTCGATATTACCGACCGTGAGTTAAAGAAAAACCAGGAATACAAAGAACTCACGGCAAAGATTGATGAACTTGATAAACTTGTTTCTCCGGAGGCAAAAGACAAGTTTCGTCGTAATGCGATCGGTATGCTATATACCGACTATGCAAAGAAAGCAGAAGAAAAGGAGGCAACCATTTCCAAGCCTTCCGCACCTGCCTACGGCTCGCAGAATACTATCATCACGACCGAGAAATACGAGGAACTGAAAAAGCGCATGATGGAGAAACTGGGCCAGCTCAACGCTGGATTCGACCCCGAAGTGTTCTTCATCGGTGCGCAGATGGCCGCATATCATGTAGAAGCAGGTGCCCGCAAGTTCGTGGACTTCGCCCAGCGCATGGTCAAGGACCTGGGCGACGGCATCCGTCCGTATCTGAAAGCCATATACAACGGAGCGAGAGACCTTCCTGGCATGGAGGGATTCAAGCCGGAAATGGATTCCGCTGCCGAGGTGGAAGGTATTGATGTGGATTCCGTCGGCATCGAGCAACCCGTCGCGGAGGAAACCCCTGCCGTTCAGGAACCCGCACAACCCGTCGAGGCCGAGGCTCCGAAGAAGGCCGCCGTCCAGCAGGTCGATGTGAACGCCCTGTTCGGTGCCATCAACGACCTGGCCCGTGGCAAGCGGGAGGAAGTGAAGCTCTCCGACTTTGCCGAGCCTGTTAAGGAGGAAAGCGTAACGACCCCTGCCGGATTCAAGGTCGGGGACGAGTTCGACTATACTCTACCTGTAAATGAAGATGAGATTTTCCATGTCAAGGTAACCGGCATAAAAGACGGCTTCGTCAGGTATCATTTGAGCATCAGAAACAAAGACGAGAGGGTGACTTATTCCCCGTCTGCCCAGTTGGAGCGGGACGACATGAAAACCATCGAGGATTTTGATTCGGAGTACATTTCGGTCAAGATTCCCGAATACGAAAAGCAGGTCGAGTTCCTGAAAGCGCAGGATCAGGCCCAGCAGGAGAACGAGCAGGAGGCCGAAACCGCACCTGCCACCGCCGAGACCGAGACCCTGGGCGAGCTGGGCAAGTACACCCATACCAAGACCGGAAAGGAAATGACGATCGTCCGTCTGACGGGAGACCGGCTGACCAATGACGAGTTCAAGCAGTTGAAGGCCCGTGCCAAGGAGCTGGGCGGCTATTACTCGTCCTATGGCGGTGCCAAGGGATTCCTGTTCGACGACGAGGCCGACGCAATCAAGTTCAACACCATAAACGCACCTCAAAATGCCGAAGAACAAACCGATGACGAGACCGCAGCAGATACAACAGCTATTGTCAGCCAAGCAGCATCTGTTGCAATCGAAGCACAATCTCTTGCGGAAGCAGAGAGCGCAGACGAGCAGGCAGCCGCAGAAGTAATCACCCGTATCGACGAGGCGCTGGATGCCATCGACGACCAGCTGGCCCTTCTCGGATTCTATGAGGCCGACCAGAGCGGTCCGTTCCATGAGAGCTACGGCTACATGAAGTCTGCCGAGAAGAAGGCCGTCAAGGACGCGGACAAACTCGCAAAGAGACTGGCCAAGGACCTGGGCATTGATGTAGGCCGTAAGCAACTGGCAAAGGCGAACATCGCCCCTGCCGGCGGTGATGTGACCTTCACCCTGCCTTTGAACGACGGACACGAAGTCTATGTGAATATCGACATGGTGCCTGATTCGGAGGATAACCTGTTCATCGGAGGCGTGATGGGCCGTAAGATGTCCATCATGTACCGCGTCGAGAATCCTTCCGCAAGCGGTCAGGCCAGATATGTCACAGGCAACAACTTTGCACCCTACAATGTCAGCTATGCCGACCTTCTCAACGGTATCCGTAATGACGCGAAAGACTACCTTCCCGAAGCTCCTGCCCCTGCCGTGCAGGAAGGCCCTGTCGATGTACTGCAAGTCGCTAAAGAACAGGCAGAAAAGAATAGGAAATCCAAGAAAGATTCCGTATCTTCGCAACAGGAAGGGGATGCCGCCCTGGGTGGCCTGTTTGCCGACCTTTACGATGCGCAGGACGACGAACCCGTAGAGGAAGTGAACGGCCCTGCTCCCGTCGAAAGGGTGAAGCCTACCGAGATGAACGGCTTCAAGATCGGGGAGAAGGTGCAGTACACCCCTTCGCAGGGAGACAGGAAACCGCAGACGGCGACTATCTTCGACTTCGAGTATGACGGACGGCCCGTGCTTGATGCCGGCCTCGCTCCGATTCTCTACGAGGTCGTGGACTGGAACCAGGTAAGCAAGATTGAAGTACAGGAACCCGTAAACGATACGCAAAATGGAAGTAGTGAACAACCACAAGGAGTATCAGCAGACGCTGGAGGCCCTGGCGAAGAAGCTGGGCAAGAAGGTGTCCGAGCTGACCGAGGCGGAGAAGGAGGACGCGAGGGAGACCTTCATGGCAGCTCACGGACTCTGCGACCTCGATATGATGATTCCGTAAAGCGGAACACCCGTAACAACCGCGTCGCGAAGGGCGAGGTCGTCTATCCCAAGACACCTGCCGCGCGATACAAGGCCAACATCGCCGCGATCCGGCTGATGAAGGAACTGCAGGACAACGGCAAGACTGCAACCAAGGAGCAGATGGCCGTCCTGCGCCAGTTCACCGGCTGGGGTGGTCTCGGCGGTTACTTCAACAACGAATACTCTCCTGAATACCGAGAACTGAAATCCCTGCTTTCCGACGAGGAAATGCAGATGGCGGCCAATTCCATCAACACGGCGTACTACACGCCCGTCGAAGTGATTGATGCCATGTGGGATATCGCCAAGCGTCTCGGATTCGAGGGCGGTAATGTCCTCGAAGGCTCTGCCGGTATCGGCAATATCATAGCCTCCATGCCGAAGGCCATGAGCGAGCGGAGCGAAATCACCGCGGTCGAACTCGACCAGACGACTGGCGGTATCCTTTCCCTCCTGTATCCCGATGCCAATGTCATGGTGAAGGGATTCCAGGACGCTGATATCGCCAACGGCTCCGTTGATCTGGCCATAACCAATGTGCCGTTCGGCAACGACATCAAGGTTTACGACGCGAAGGAGAAGGATATCTCCCGCAAGTTCGGAGGCGGCAGGATTCACGACTTCTGCATCGCCAAGAATGTCCGTAAGCTCGCCCCTGGCGGTCTGGGTATCTTCATTTCCACCCGTGGCACGCTCGACAGCAGTAGCAAGGCTCTCCGTCAGTGGCTGGTGAACGAGGGCGACGCAGATGTTATCGGAGCCTTCCGTCTGAACAACGCCACCTTCGAGGGGACCGGTGCCACCTCGGATATCATCGTCGTCCGCAAGCGCGTGGACGGCAAGGTATCGCCCAACGCCATAGATGTAACCGATACGGTCATATCCCGCCGTGAGGACTACGAACTCGACAAGAGGGAGTGGAACCCCAAGACCAGGGCGTATGAGATTGTGACCGGTAAGGCCGCCATGGAGATCAACTCCTATTTCGCGGAACATCCGGAGAACATGGGCGGTGAAATGGGATTCGGATTCGAGCATGACGACACCTATCGTCCCGCCAGCTCTGCCCTGTGGCCCACCGAGAAGATAGACCAGAACAAGCGGCTGGCGAAATGGGTGAAGCAGTTCTCGTCCATGCAGGCCGAGGAACAGGCCGTGCGCACCGAGACGCAGACGGAGGTCGTCGAGGATTCCAACGCGACCAAGGAAGGCCAGCTCGTCACCAACTCAAAGGGCGACATCTGCGTTTCCCGTAACGGCAAGGCCGTTCCTATCGGTGTGAACTCGCAGAAGGTTAAGGGATTCTCCAAGGCGCAGGTGCTGAAAGACTACGATGCGCTTAAAACGGCCATCAACGAGGTTTTGGACTACCAGTTGAAGAACGAGTCGGACGCTGGCTTGAAACCTCTCCTTGACAAGCTGAACAGGGCCTACGACAATTTTGCGAGACGCTATTCCAGGCTGAACAGGAACACCGCTATTTCCTTCCTCCGCAACGATGTGGACTTCCCGTCCATCGCGGCGGTCGAGGATTACAGGGAGAAGAAATCCATCGACGGCAAGGTCAAGATCGAGGTCAAGAAAACCAGTATCTTCTCCGGTCGTGTCCTCGGTGCCAAGCGTGTCCCTACCCCGAAGGACGCGAAGGACGGCGTTATCGTCTCCATCAACCAGTTCGGACGCATTGATATCCCGTTCATCGCCAATGCGCTGCACAAGGACGAAGATGTGGTGCGTCAGGAAATCCTCTCCACCGGCCTCGGATTCGAGAATCCTCTGACGGGCGGTGTGGAAGTGGAATACGAATACCTGTCGGGTAATGTCCGCGAGAAACTGGAATACGCCAAGGAGCATAACACCGACGGCAAGTACGATTCCAACATCAATGCTCTGGAGAAGGTCGTCCCTGCCGATATCCCTGCGCACCTGATTGAGTTCTCCCTCGGCTCCGACTGGATGCCCGTCGAACTCTACACGGAGTACGCCAAGGAGAAGTTCGGTGTCAATGACAACTTCAAGCCGTTCCAGCTGGGCGGTTCATGGGCCATATCGGACAACGAGTGGGACATGAATGTCCGCACGGAGCAGAACCGAGCCGCCGGTGTCCGCAGTGACAAGCTGAACATCGACAAGCGTGGTCATGAACTCATGATCGCAGCGATGAACAATGCCTCGGTCGTGTTCTCCCGTACATCGAAAGACCCTTTCACTGGCCAGTCCGTGACCGAGACCGACAAGGAGGCGACGCAGGCCGCCACCGTGAAGATGTCCGAAATGCGGGACGACTTCAAGGAGTGGTGCCGTGCGAAGATGCTGGAGAAGCCGGAACTTGCGGAGCGTATCGGCAAGGTGTATAACGACACATTCAATGCGGTCGTGCCGAAGGAAATCCGTGAGACCTTCGTCCCTGCTCATTTCGAGGGTATGGCGACCAAGCTGAACAACGGAAAGGAACTCCACCTCCGTCTGCATCAGTCCAAGGCGGTCATCCGTGGCACTACCGAGCCTCTGATGCTGGCCCATGAGGTCGGCACCGGCAAGACCTTCACGCTCATCGCTACTGCTATGGAGATGCGCCGTCTCGGAACGGCGAAGAAACCCATGATCGTCGTGCAGAACGCGACCCTGGGCCAGTTCGTCAGCTCCGCGAAGGAACTCTACCCCAATGCGAAGATTCTCACCATATCCGAGGCTGACCGCACCGTGGAGGGCCGTTCTGCCTTCTATGCGAAGATTAAGTACAACGACTGGGATATGGTCGTCGTCCCGCAGTCCGTCTTTGAGATGATTCCGGACAGCGAGGAACGCCAGCGGGCCTTCATACAGGAGAAGATTGACGAGAAGAAGTTTATCCTCGAACAGGCGAAGCAGGCTGGCAACTCTACTGCGGAGAGACAACTGAAAAAGGAGCTGGAGGACCTCGAATACGAATACCAGTTCGGCGAGAAACCGCCCAAGAAGGGCAAGAAGGACGCGAAGAAGGAGGCGAAGGCCCTCGACAATGCCGTCGCCAAGGCCAAGCGTCAGCTCGACCGAAAGACGGACGATGTGTCGAACTTCGACGACATGGGCATTGATGCCCTGCTCGTCGATGAGGCTCACTCCTATAAGCACCTCGGATTCTCCACGGCCATGCAGCGTGGCGTGAAGGGTGTCGATGCGACAGGCTCCAAGAAATCCGCTGGCGTGTACCTCAAGACCAGGGCCGTGTTCGACAAGGCCGGCTGGAAGAATGTCGTGTTTGCGACTGGTACGCCGATCTCCAACACCGCCGCGGAGATTTGGACCTTCATGAAGTATCTGATGCCTGACGACATCATGCGTCAGAACCATATCTACTACTTCGACGATTTTGTCCGCAACTTTGGCAATATCTCGCAGAGCCTGGAGTTCACGACCAGCGGAAAGTTCAAGGAGAACACCCGCTTTGCGTCGTACACCAACCTGCCCGAACTTATCCGCATCTGGTGGTCGGTCTGCGATACCGTCCGCGCGGAGGATGCCGTGGCCGAGGGTGGCGAGAAGCTGGAGGATAAGCAGCCGAAGATGGAGAACTGGACCGATGCCGACGGAAACGAGCATGTGAATCAGGCCCGCGACATCTATCTGCCGCAGTCCGGCTCCCTTGTGGATATCATGAACGCCGTCCGCGCCAAGCTGGAGTGGTACGAAGGTCTGTCCGGCAAGGAGAAGAAGGAGAACAGCCATATCCCTCTGACGATGTTCGGCATTGCGAAGATGGCCGCCATCGACCCGCGCCTTGTGGACAGGGAAGCACCCGACGAGCCGAACTCCAAGACCAACCAGGCAGTTACCGAGACGCTGAAAGCCTTGAAGGACAGCGAGCGGTACAAGGGTACTGCGGCCCTGTTCTGCGACAACTTCCGTCGCTGGGACTACGATACCAATAATGGCCGTCGTGTCGAGGGATTCAACATCTTCGAGGAAATCAAGCGCAAGCTCATCGACGCTGGCGTGCCGGAGGAACAGATCGTAATCATGAAGTCCGGAATGAACACAGCCGCCAAGGAGAAAATCTTCGCCCGTGTCAATTCGGGTGAGGTGCGCGTCATCATGGGAACGACCGCAACCCTCGGTACTGGCGTGAACATTCAGGAACGCCTGTTCTTCGAGGCTCATCTGGACGCTCCTAACCGACCGATGGACTACACCCAGCGTAATGGCCGTATCCTGCGCCAGGGCAACCTGCATAAGGAGTGGGGAATACCTGTCCGCGTCGTCCGTTTCGGTGTGGAAGATTCCCTTGATGTCACGGCCTACCAGCGCCTGTCCACCAAGAGCAAGTTCATCAATTCCATCATGGACGGAAAGCCGTTGCTGGCCAACGGCATGGATAACCGAGTGCTGGAAGAAGCCGAGGAAGGCGAGTTCGACAACCCTGT